CGTACTCGCTGACCACGTTTCAATCCTCACCCGACCCCGCGGCCGGGTGCGACCCGCCGCACCGGCTGCTGGTGGCGCTGACGAGCAAGTTTCAATCCTCACCCGACCCCGCGGCCGGGTGCGACGCGTGAAGGCGGTCTCGGGCGCGACCGCGGCGGAGATGTTTCAATCCTCACCCGACCCCGCGGCCGGGTGCGACCTGGCGGCGCTCGGCTACGGCACCCAGTTCGCCGCCGTTTCAATCCTCACCCGACCCCGCGGCCGGGTGCGACGATGCAGGCGCTAGAGCAGGCAGGGGGGAGTGGGACGCGTTTCAATCCTCACCCGACCCCGCGGCCGGGTGCGACGCGCCCCGTGATGAGCGACCGCGACCCCGGCGACGTTTCAATCCTCACCCGACCCCGCGGCCGGGTGCGACGTGGGGAGATCGGCGAGTTGGTAGCCGGCGAGGGCCAGGTTTCAATCCTCACCCGACCCCGCGGCCGGGTGCGACGCCGCGGCGCTGCATGGCATCGAAGATCCAGGCGGCGAACCGGGCCAGGATCGCCGGGTCGCGGGCCTCGGGGGGGCGCGGCGCGACCGGGGCGGGATCGTGTGGGCGCGGGCGTGGCGGGGTCGGCCTGGCCGTCGAGGGACCAGTCGTGGTTTCGGTCGGCGGTGGAGTGGGGGCTTGATGATGGGGCTCTCCTTGATGAGATGATGAGGGGTCGCGATACCCGCGCCTGTCATGCTGGCCTCACTGTATCAGTAACCCCGGCGCTTGACAAGTAGTCAACCCTAGAGTATCATTGATACCCTAGGACGGTGCCGGGCGTTGGACGCCCGGGGGAGTGCATGGAGGGCAGACCGGGAGATGCCGCGGCATGCACGGGAGAGAGTATGGGGTGGCCGCGCCCCGCACGATTATTCGTTGGGATGGATTGGCGGCGGAGGCGCAAAGGAGGGCGGGATGCCGCTGCGTGCGTCGATCTTGCGCCGTGAAAGGCGACTGAGATGCTTTCCCCCTCCCCGCGGCCGGGTTCCCGCCCGGCCCCACGGCTACCCGCCCCGTTTCGCCACGAGCGCTGGCCTCGTGCGCGCACCCTCACCCACCACAAGGGCGGCGCCGGGCGTGTCCCGGCCGCCCTGCTCCCGCCGCGCGCGCGGCGGGGTGGTCCGGTGGTCCGGCGGCCGGCCTGGCTGCGCGACGAGCCGCTGGCGACGGTGCTGACTGGGATGGCGGTCGTGCTGGACGCCGGGCTGCTGATCCTGGCGGCGGTGCTGCTGGCGGCGGGGCGCTGGCCGTGGGCGTGACGATGTGGGGGCGGCGGCGCTGATGGCCTGGATCGAGTCACACCAGACGCTGGCCCGCCACCCGAAGGCGATCAAGGCGGCGCACCTGCTGGGCATCGGCCGGGCGCAGGTGATCGGCCACCTCCACCTGCTCTGGTGGTGGGCGCTCGACTATGCGCAGGACGGCGACGTGAGCGCCTTCGGCGCGGTCGAGCTGGCCGAGGCGGCGGCCTGGGAGGGCAACGCGGAGGCGTTCGTCACGGCGCTGCTCGACTGCGGGCCGGGCGGCCGGCCGGGCTTCCTGGAGCGGACCGCCGACGGCCGGCTCGTCATCCACGACTGGTGGGAGTACGCTGGCAAGCTCATCGCCCGGCGCACGCTCGACGCCGCCCGCAAGCGCGCCGACCGCGCCCGTACGTCCGACGGACGTCCCGCCGCCGCCCCGCCGGACGGGCAGGGGACGTCCCCTGCCCGTCCAGCGGACGCGGCCACGGACGTCCAGCGGACGTCCAGCGGACGTCCAGCGGACGTCTCGCGTACCGTACCCAACCCAACCGTACCCAACCAACCCAACCCAACCGACCAACCGCGAGATGCCTCCCGCGCGCCGAACGGCCGGGCGGCGGTCGCCTCCGGGGGGCGGCCGGCGGGGCGGCGGAAGCCGGAGGAGATCGCGACCTGGGAGCCGCTGGCCTTCGCGCGGTTGTGGAACTTCTTCGGCAAGCTGGGGGGGTGCGAGGACGCGGCGCGGGAGTGGGACCGGCTGCAGCCGGACCGCGAGCTGATGCGGGCGATGCGGCTGGCGATCGAGCAGCAACGCGAGGCGTTCGGGTGGGGCCAGCCGGGCGGGCAAGCGCAGCCGTACCTGTCCACCTGGCTGCACCAGCGGCGGTGGACCTGGGAAGCGGTGCCGAACAAGGTCGAGTAAGCGAGGTGAGCGGATGGGCAACGAGGACGTCTTCCCCGACGGGCCGGCGCCAGCGCGGCGGGTGGTCCGACGCGTCCGGCCGGGGCAACCGGCCGGGGACGGCCGCGGCGAGGGCGGGCCGGGCTGGGAGCGGGCGCGGGCGCTGCACGCGGCAGCGGTGCGCTGGCTGCGGGCCGAGCCGGACCCGCCGGACCTGGCCGCGCCGCTGGCCTGCCCGGTCGGGGGCCACGCCCACCGGCTGGCGCTGCCGGGCGCGGGCCTGCCGCGCGACGGCGAGGCGCGGTCGTATCTCGGCCGGGCCTGGCGCTGGGACGCGGCGGCCAATGCCTGGCGCCGCGTGGGATGAGGACGCTGGAGGAGAACGGCCACCTCTTCACCTGCTGGGGGAGCCGCGAGGCTGTCCCCTGCACCCACGACGGCTGCCGCGCCGTGCGCGCCGCCGTGGCACTCGCCCGCGAGCGGGGCTATCTCGACCGATCGACCGCCACCCATGGAGGGACTGGGCATGAGCGAGCATAGTACGATCGCCTGGACGGACGCCACCTGGCCGGTCGTCGTCGGCTGCGACCGCGTGTCGCCCGGCTGCGCTGCCTGCTATGCCATCCGCGACGCCTGGCGGATGGCGCACAACCCGAACCCGAAGATCAGCGACGTTTACCGTGGGCTGGTGGAGCCGTGCGGGGCGGGTCATCTGATGGATCGCGATCCAGGGTGCGAGCACTGTCGCGGCACCAGGTGGCGGCCCACCGTAGAGGGGTTGGCCTGGGCGCGGTCGCTGCGGGACCAGTGCCAGGCGGCTGGGGTTGGCTTCTGGTGGAAACAGTGGGGCGGCCCCGGCCCGGAGAGTGGCGGGAGTCTGCTGGACGGACGCCGCTGGGAGCAGATGCCGGACGGGACGGGCGGGATCGTGGACTTCGGTCTTGACACATCCGCTATCAAGTGAGACACTGGCATTGACACGTTAGAGCATCGCTGATGCGTTACCGGGAGGAGATGCGCGATGGCACTTGGGCACACCGGGGTTCAGCGGGGCAAGCGGGTACTGGTGATCCTCAAATCGGGGGAGCGCCTGATCGACCACTTCAAGTATCGCAACGACCTGGCGGTGTTCCTGCGGGAGGCGGGGCGGGTGGAGAAGGAGCGGATGCGCTCGCTATCGATCTACAAGGGGCCGGTCGCTGGGGAGTGACACTCAAGAGTATCATTGACACGTTAGGAGAGACGAATGCGGGTGCTGGGAGATCGGGAGGCGGAGATCGTGGCGCGGGCGCGGGCGGGCGACTCCGAGGCGCAGGGGGAGATCTACGGGGCGTTCCGGTGGGTGATCTACGCCTTCATCTACCGGATGGTGGGCGACGAGGATGAGGCGGAGAACCTGACTCAGGACACCTTCATGCGGGCGTTTCGGGGGCTGTCGGCGACCAGGGAGGACACGAACGTGTCGGCCTGGCTGCACCGGATCGCCTCGAACGCCTGCCTGGACGTGCTGCGCCGGCGGCAGCGGCTGCGCTGGCAGCCGTGGGAGGGAGAGAAGCACGACCACCTGGTCGTCAGCACGGCGCTCGACGACCCGGAGCGCTCGGCCGAGCGGCGGGAGACGATCCTGTTCGTCCGGCGGGTAATGGACCAGATGTCGAGCCGCCACCGGCTCGGGCTGATGCTGCGGGAGTACGAGGGCCTGAGTTGCGCGGAGATCGGGGAGGTGATGGGCCTGAGCCGGACGGCGGTCAAGTCGATGCTCTTCCGGGCGCGGGAGGAGTTCCGGGCGGTGTATGCCCGGCTTGAGCAGGAGGACCGGGAGTGGGCGGGGGCGGCGGCGTGACGGTGGGGACGCGGAGCCTGCTGTTCGGGGTGCACCAGTTCCTTCTTCACCCGGTGATGGTGGCCCTGGGGTGGAGGATGCTGTATGGGCGGTTCCCGAGGGACCCGCGAGTGTCGCACCCGGCCGCGGGGTCGGGTGAGGATTGAAACCCGCCACTGCTCACGCGAGATTGGGGTGCCGCCATCGCCCCTGTGCTGGGCGGACAAGCTGGCGACCGCGCTGTACCCCGCCTGGTTATTCCTGTTCCTGGCCCGGCTGAGTGGGGAGATAGGGGAGTATCTGGCGCGGGCGCGGGAGGATGGTTCTATCGGCCCCGAGGCGACAGAGCGGGAGTGTCTGGCGACGTTACAGACCGACTGGCGACGGCAAGCATACGAGTATGGGGATCGTTGAGCGACACGGCGGAGGAATGAGCAATGGACCGGACGATCACCGAGCGCGACCCGTTCCTGGCAATGCCGCGCATCACGCCGGAGGGGTTCGCGGGGGCGATGGACGGCTCGCCAGCGCTGGCCGAGCGGCCGGCGCGCGCCTACTGGGAGGCCATCGCGGCCACGGGGGTGGACCCCCTGGTTGTGCTGGCCATCTTCCAGCATGAGAGCAGGATGGGCCGGCTGGGCGTGGCGACGGTGACGAAAAGCTGGGGGAACGTGAAGGCGACCAGTCGGCAGTTCGGGCCGCCGCCCGTGGGGACCTACACGACCGAGGATGGGCGGGCCTTCAGCAAGTACGCGACCTGGCTGGATGGTTGCGTGGCGACGGCGGCGCGGCTGGCAGCGCCGGAATGGGTCTACCGGGGCCGGGCGGGGATGGGGGAGGTGTTCGATCATCCGAGCGGGATGGTGTGGGCGCCGGCCGGCGACCGCAACGACCCGGCCGGCTACCTGGCGAGCGTGCTGCGGTTCATGAACGACCACGCCGACGCCCCGCACCTGGTGGAGGGGCGGTGGGCGATGGTCAACTCCGATCCGGAGCGGGGCGGGGCGGTGGAGGCGATCGTGCTGCACATCGCCGATGGGACCTATGACGGGACGATCAGTTGGTTCCGGAATAGCGGGTCAGGGGTCTCGGCGCACTTCGTGGTGGCGCTGGACGGGCGGATCGGGCAGTGCGTGCCGCTCGATCGCGTGGCCTGGGCGAACGGTTGGGACTTCCGCAAGGGGCTCGCCCGCTACCGGCCGAATCTGGCGAACCACCTGATCGCTCGCTGGTGGCGGGAGGGGAAGAACCCGAATGCGGTGACGGTGAGCATCGAGCATGAGGGCGTGTCCGGGCAGGGGATGCCCGAGGCGCAGTTGCGGGCCTCGGTGGCGCTGACCCGGTGGCTGTGCGACACCCTGGGAGTGCCGCGGGACCGGGATCACATCCTCGGGCACCGCGATCTCGACTCGGTGGAGCGGTCGAGGTGTCCGGGGCTGAGTGACCAGGAGTGGGGAGTGTACCTGTGGATGGTAGACGATGGGCCGGCTCCGGCCGCCGGGGGTGGGGATGAGTTCTACGCCCCGGACAACCCGTTCGGGGCGGTGCCGATGCGCCCACCAATCTGGACCAGGTGGAACCTGCTGCACCAGCAGGGGCTGGCGCTGCCGATGGTGGGCTACCCGATGGCCCCGCCGCAGGATGCCGGTGGGCGGATGATCCAGCGGTTCGAGCGGGGATGGCTGGCGGCCCAGGGAGAGCCGGAGCCGTGGGACGTGGTGATGCTGATGCCCCATGAGATCGCCAGCGGGCCGTCGTGATGGGGTGGGGACTGGTGGCGCCGGCGCGGCCGGGGAGGCGAGATAATACCCTGAGAGATCGGTGATACGTTATACTGGCGATGGGAGGTGACGCGTGGCGAGCGAGGTGATGGCGGCGACGGTGCTGGTGGTGCTGTTCGGGCTGATGATCTGCCTGGGGGTGATCGTCCTGCAGGCGATGCTGCTGCCGCTGTGACGGGCGAGACGCTGGCGGCCCCGGACCTGGCGGGGCTGCCGGAGGATGGCGGGCGGGACCACGTGCGGATGGCCCGGACCGGACCGCTGCGCTCCGCCGAGGGGCAATGCCCGGCCTGCCGGCGGTTCGACACCTGGGCGCGGTGGCCGAACGGGGGGCAGGTCTGCACGACCTGTCACCCGGTCGGGTTCACGATTGTGGCCGGGGTGATCCAGGTGCCCTGGGTGACGACCACGAGGTTGACGGGAGGTGGGTGAGTCCGTCTACGAGGCTGACGGCATCACCCTCCACCGGGGGGACGCGGCGGCCGTGCTGCCCGGCCTGGCGGGGCCAGCGTCGACGCGATCGTGACCGATCCCCCGGCGGGCATCTCCATGATGGGCCACCACTGGGATAGCGACCGGGGCGGGCGGGATGCCTGGGTGGCCTGGCTGGCGGGCCTCCTGCCCTCCTGGGCGCTGGTGCGGGGCCTGTGGCTGGCCAAGCGGCGGGCGTGGGATGCCTGAGGGGGGAGATGCCGTGGCGTGGCGGTTCGCGGGGGCGGTGGGACAGGCCAGGCGGAAGGCGGCGGCGGCCCCGGCCCTGAAGGAGCGGGAGGCCGGCTTCCAGCGGTACGTGATCGACCTGGCCGAGCGGAACGGCTGGCTGGTGTATCACATCCGGGACAGTCGGGCGGTGGTCAACAACGCCACGGGGGCGGGCTTCCCGGACCTGGTGATGGCGCACCCGACCCGGACGCTGCTGGTGATCGCCGAATTGAAGCAGGACCGGCGCTACCCGCGGGCGAATCAGCGGACCTGGCTGGCGGCCCTGGGGGCGGTGGCGGCGCTGGTGCCGGACGGCCGGGTGCGGGTGGAGGTCTGGCGGCCGAAGGACCGGCCGATGATCGAACGGTTCTTGCGTGGGACCGCCTGACGTGGCATGATACGGGCTGGAAGCTACTCGCCTCTGGTCGCCTGCGGGAGGGACTGATGCCGCGGAAGTACGACCCGGAGCGGTTGCGGCCCTACTGGAACGGCACGCACGCGAGTTTCCGGAAGGGGTGCGCGGCCCTGGGCTGGGACTGGCGAAACGCGGAGCGGGCCTATCTGCGCCTCAAGCAGGAGATGGCGATGGCCGCTGCCCCGGTGGGCGACCAGCAGGATGCGCCCGTGACCGGCGGGAAGCCCGAGACGGCGGTCGAGCGGCTGGCGCGGCTGGAGCGGGAGCGGCGGGAGGCGGAGGCGACGGTCATCCGGGAGCAGGTGCTGACGAATGAGGAAGCGGCGCTGCGGGTGATCCCGGACGCCCCGCGGGCGCGAGGCTACCAGGGGGCCAAGCAGCGGGAGACGGCCGTGCTGGCGATGAGCGACCTGCACTGGGGGAAAAAGACCCTGACCTTCGACAACCGCATCCTCCGCGCCCGGCTGGAGGCGTTCGGGGTGAAACTGGCGGCTATCCGGGACCTGATGAGCGAGTACGAGTTCGACGAACTGGTGATCCTGCTGCTGGGGGACGTGAACGACGGGACGGAGATCTACCCGAGCCAGGCGCACCATCAGGACACCAGCAACGTCGAGGACCAGGCCAGCGACCTGAGCGCCTTCCTGGCCCCCTGGTTGCGGGCGCAGGCCGACGTGTGGGGGCGGGTCCGGGTGGAGGCCGTGCCCGGCAATCACGGCCGGGCGGGCAAGGGCGCGCACGAGGCCGCCAACTGGGACATCGTGGCCTACAAGTACACCAGTTTCCGGCTGGGGGACAGCATCCCCGTGCACCTGAACCGGCAGGGGAGCCCCTTCATCCGCAAAACGCGGGTGTACGAGCACGACCTGCTCCTGCACCACGGCCACGAGATCAAGATGCACATGAGTATCCCGTGGTACGGGCTGCAACTGCGGCTCGGGCGCTGGGCCACCAGCAACCTGGCCCCGTTCGATCTGTTCGTCTGCGGGCATTTTCACTCCGTGGGCTACTGGCAGATCAATCGTATCCCGGTGTTCCTGAACGGGACGGCGGTGACGGACGACAACTGGGCGCTGGAGGGGCTGGGCTACGACTCGGGCACGAAGTGGTGGCTGTGGGGGATGAGCCCGAGCCGGCTCGTCACCTGGCAATTCGGCCTCTCGATCGCCGGGGACGGGCCGGCGGCGATACCCAAGGGCATAGGAGATGCGTGAATGACTGAGGTCGGGCGGGCGATCGACGCGGGGGGCTGGGCGATCCGGGTGGTCGGCCACGATATGGTGGCCCCGGACCAACTCCTGGCGAACCCGCGCAACTGGCGGCTGCACCCCCGGAGCCAACAGCAGGCGCTCGATGAGGCGGTGGCCGAGGTGGGGTTCATCCGGAGCGTGACGGTCAACCGCCGGACGGGCTTCATCGTGGACGGGCACCTGCGGGTGGAGCGGGCGCTGGCGGCCGGGGTGACGGCGATCCCGGTGGAGTACGTGGACCTGTCGGAAGAGGAGGAATGGAAGGCGCTGCTGTTCTTTGACCCGATCGCGGCGCTGGCGACCAAGGACGAGGCGGCGCTGGCGGCGCTGCGGGGCGAGGTGGACCTGAAGGGCGAGCAACTGCGGAAGCTGGCCGACGACCTGACCGGCGGGGCGAAGGAAACCAGCGACGGCTCGCTGCTGGCGCTGGTGGACGTGACGATCGGGGAGCCGCGGCATCAGGTGGCCGGGGGCGACGTCTGGCGGGTGGGGCCGCACATCCTGATCTGCGCCGACGTGATGGCCGGCTGGCCCGTTTGGGCGGACTACCTGCAGGAGGGGACGCTGTTCGTCCCCTACCCCGGCCCGTTCGTGCCCCTCTCGCTCCGGGCCGATGAGACGGCGCTGGTGCTGGTGCAACCGGACCCCTACATCGCCGGGCACCTGCTGGACCGCTACGCCGACGTCCGGGGAGAGGAGGCGGTGGGGCTGGAGCAGCGCACCGCCGAGCCGGGGGGTGCCCGATGAGCGAGATCGGGCCGCCCTCCCCGGTGGGCATCGGGCTGGCCTGCCTGGGGGCCGTGATCGCGGGACGGGCGCTGCTGGCGCTGGGCGGCGACCTGCCCCCGTCCCCGCCCGGCCCCGAACAACTGTTCGCCTGCCTGGCGACCGCGCTGGCCCTGGGGCTGGCGCTGCTGCGGGCGGGCGGGGGGATGCGGCCATGACCGAGCGCATCCGGACCGGCGGGACCTGGGACCCGGCGGCGCCCCCGATCTATTTCCTGGCCTCCAACGTGGACCGGATGCAGTGGGGCGTGCCGTGCCATGACCACCTGCTGGTGGCGGTGAACGAGCTCCAGACCGAGGGCAATATCGAGAAGGTGGGGGGCTGGATCGCCGCCGGCAAGCAGGTGTTCATCGACAGTGGCATCTTCTGGCTGACCAACGAGCATGCCCGGCGCAATGGCGTGTCGATGGACGCGGCGCTGGCGCTGGCGCCGGAGGAGATCGACGGCTTCGAGGACCTCTGGAAGCGCTACCTCTACATCGTGAACCGCTACGGCGACCGGGCCTGGGGCTATATCGAGCTCGACCAGGGAGGGCGGGAGAACAAGCTCCGGACCCGCGCCCGGCTGGAGGCCGCCGGCCTGCGCCCGATCCCCGTCTATCACCCCCTGAACGATGGCTGGGACTACTTTGACGAGTTGGCAACCCGGTATGACCGCATCTGCTTCGGCAACATCGTGCAGGCCGACCAGTCGACCCGGCTGCGGCTGCTGGCGACGCTCTGGGAGCGCAAGTGCCGGTACCCCGACCTGTGGGTGCACGTGCTGGGGATGACCCCCAACGAATGGTTCAACGCCTACCCGCCGTCGAGTTCCGACAGCTCGACCTGGCTCTCCATCGTGCGCTGGGACTGCTACCGGGACGCGGCGGCGGGCAAGGGGTTCGGGAGGATGCCGAAGAACTTCCAGTACGCGCTGGGGGGCGACCCGGAGGGCGACACCGGCAGCCGGAAGGCGGTCCGGATGGCGAGCTACGGGAGCAACCTGATCGAGCGCAACCTGCGGAACCACCTGGCGGCCCTGCGGCGGCTGGGCTGCGTCATCCACCCCCCGGAGGACACCCGTGGCTGAGACGATGCTGGCGATCGTGCGGTTCGCGGCCGAGGGCTGGCACCGCTGGCCGGACGCCCCCGACCGGCGCCGCTACCTGCGGGACCCCCACCGCCATCTGTTTCACATCGAGGTGGCGATCGAGGTGCGGCACGACGAGCGGGAGATCGAGTACCACGACCTGCTGGACCTGTGCCGGCGCCTGTGGCCCGACCGGGAGTTGGACGGCCGCGCGCCCGGCGACTGCGCCGCCTGGTCGTGCGAGACGCTGGCCCGCTCCCTGGCCGACCGCCTGGGGGCGATCTACCCCGGCCGGGCGCTGCAGGTGCGGGTGTTCGAGGATGGGGAGGTGGGCGCGCTGCTGGCCCGCCTCCCCACCAGTCAGGAGTAGCACGCATGTTCCGAATCACCAAGGAGTTCTCGTTCTCGGCCTCGCACGTGCTGGCGGGCTTGCCCGAGGGGCACCCCTGCGGCCGGCTGCACGGGCACAACTACCGGGTGGAGGTGGTCCTGGAGGGGGAGGTGGACGGGATCGGGTTCGTGCTGGACTACAACGCGCTCGCCCCGCTGGCCGACCACCTGAAGGCGCGGTTCGACCACCGGCATCTGAACGACGTGCTGGCGCCATTGAACCCCACGGCCGAGCACCTGGCCTACTACCTGTATCACTGGATCGCTGGGGCATTCCCCGACTGGCCGCTGGCGGAGGTGCGGGTGAGCGAGACGGCCAAGACGTGGGCCAGCTACCGGCCAGATGGTCCGGATGGGATGGAGGTTCCGGGTGACTGATCACACCTACCGGGTGAATGACGTGTACGCCTGCATCCAGGGGGAGGGGGCGCTGGCGGGCCTGCCGATGGTGCTGCTGCGCCTGCATGGCTGCGGCGTCGGCTGCCCCTTCTGCGACACGAAGGAGACGTGGGAAACCACGGCAGCCAACCGGGTTCCAACCCTCGACGATGCCCTGGGGGCCAACCCCCGCTGGTGCGAGATGACCGCGGACGCGCTGGCCGCCGCCCTGCGGGAGCGCTTCCCGCGCCTGGGCTGGGTGCTCGTGACCGGGGGCGAGCCCGCCGACCAGCCCCTCGGCCCGCTGGTGGAGGCGCTGCACCGCAAGCACTTCATCGCCGCCCTGGAAACCAGCGGCACCGCCCTGGGCCACGTGGGGGCGCGCTTCCACTGGGTCTGCGTCAGCCCCAAGATCGGCATGCCCGGCGGCCGGCCCATCCTGCCGGACGCGCTGGCGAGCGCCAATGAGATCAAGATGGTGATCGGCCGGCAATCCGACCTGGATAAGCTAGACACCCTACTGGCCGACCACCGGGGGCATATCCCGGCCAGCGCCATGATCTCGCTCCAGCCCATGAGCGCGAATGCAACCGCCACCCGGCTCTGCTTGGAGACGGCCCTGGCGCGGGGCTGGCGACTCTCCCTGCAATTGCACAAGTACATCGGCGCGAGGTGACGGCATGAGCGTGGACACGGCCGCGATCGAGAACGCCATCCGGACGATCCTGGCCGCCATCGGGGAGGACCCCGAGCGGGAGGGGCTGCGGGACACCCCGGCGCGCGTCGCCCGCTTCTGGCGGGAGTTCGTGGACTACGACCCCGGCGAGATCGAGCGGGTGTTCACCGCTACCCGGCGGGGCCAGCTCGTGGCCGTGGCCGGGATGCGGGTCTGGAGCCTGTGCGAGCATCACCTGCTGCCCTTCTGGTGCGACGTGACGATCGGCTACCTGCCCCGCGGGCGGGTGCTGGGCCTGAGCAAGTTCGCTCGGGTCGCCCACCAGCACGCCCACGGGCTGCAAATCCAGGAGCGGCTGGCCGGGCAGATCGCCCGCTCGATCGAGGAGGCCACCGGCTCGCCCGACGTGGGCGTGATCGTGACCGGCGAGCACCTGTGCATGACGATGCGGGGCATCCGGACGCCGGGGCGGATGACGACCCTCGACTTCCGAGGGCGGCTGGACGAGGACCCGACCCTCCAGGCGCACTTGCTGCGCCTGGCCGGGGTTTGAGCGTGGGGCTTTGAGATGGCGGCGCCGAAACGGACGCGGCAGCAGCGGGAAATGGACCTGAGCCTGATCGCCGACTGGATGGCGGAGGGCCGGGGGCTGATGGAGATCACCAGCTTGCTCAACGGCCGGCGGGGGCCGGACGGCTATACCCTGACCTACCAGCAGATTCATCTCGACATGCGGGAGGTGGAGAAACGCTGGAAGCTCAACCAGCTTGAGAAGTTCGACGAGCTCAGGGGGAAGCGCCGGGCGGAGTTGGAGCGGCTGAAACGGGTGGCCTGGGATGAATGGTACGCCTCCAAGCGGGTCAAGGAGATTAGCACCTCCGAGCAGGCCGGGGAGCGGCGGCGGGTGAGCCTGCGGCGGGAGGAGCGGGTGGGGGACCCGCGCTTCCTGGAGGTGATCCACAAGTGCATCGACCGGCTGATCAAACTGGACGGGGTGGACGTGCAGGAGACGGTGGAACTGGTGATCCGCAAGGAGGCGGAGGAGATCGCGCGGGAGTTCGGGCTGGACCCGGCGGACGTGCTGCGGGAGGCGCAGGACGTTCTCAGGCGCTCCCGAGGGGAGTCCTGACGTGGTGGCGGCCCGGTCGGAGCGGCTGGAGGCGACGCTGACCGCGCTGACGGCGGTGCGGTTGCGCCGGCTCTATCACCAGCGGGCGGCGGCGGCGATGGGCCGGGAGGTGCCCGAGCCGACCGACCGGGACCTGCGGGAGTTGGAGGGGGACTGGGAAGGCTGGCTGGGGGCGATGTTTCCCGGGGCAATGGCGGCGCCGTTCGGGGAGCACCATCGGCGCTACTGGGAGTTGATCTGGTCGATCGAGGCCGGGGAGCGCCCCCGCCCGATCGTGATGATCCTGGCCCGTGGGGGAGGCAAGTCGACCTGCGCGCAGGGGGCGGTCGTCGCCCTCGGGGCGCGGCGCAAGCGCCGGTACGGGCTGTACGTGTCGGGGACGCAGGACCAGGCCGACAAGCACCTGGCGGACGTGGAGAACCTGCTGGGCTCGCCCGGCATCGAGCGTTATTACCCCGACCTGGCCCGCCGCAAGGTCAACAAGTACGGCCACTCGCGGGGCTGGCGGCGCAACCGGCTGTGGACCGCCAGCGGGTTCGTGGTGGACGCGATGGGCTTCGATACCGCCATCCGGGGTATCAAGGCCATGAACCAGCGCCCGGACTTCATCGTGATCGATGACGTGGACGCCCAGCACGACTCCCCCGAGGTGGTGCGGAAGAAGATCGACATCCTGACCGGGAGCATCTTGCCGGCCGGCTCGGGGGATTGTGCCGTGCTGGCGATCCAGAACGTGGTGCACCCGGACGGGGTGTTCGCCCGGCTGGGCGGGGTGAGCAAGACGCCCGCCGACTTCCTGGCCGACCGGGTGCTGATCGGTCCGATCCCTGCCGTGGTCGGGCTGACCTACGAGCAGCGGGAGGATGACGAGGGCCGGCTGCGGTTCGTCATCACCGGGGGGACCGCCACCTGGGAGGGGCAGTCCCTGACGGTCTGCCAGCATCAGATCGACACGATGGGCATGAGCGCCTTCCTGCGAGAGGCGCAGCATCAGGTTGGCGCGCCACCGGGCGGGATGTTCTCACACCTGCGCTACCAGCACGTGACGCGAGGCGAGATGCCGGCGCTGGTGCGGGTGGAGGTGTGGGTGGACCCGGCGGTGACGGACACGGATCAGTCGGACGCCCACGGCATCCAGGCTGACGGGCTGGGCGTGGATGGGCGGGTCTACCGGCTGTTCTCCTGGGAGGACCGGACGACGCCCGAGGACTCGCTGCGGCGGGCGATCGCCAAGGCCGTGGAACTGGGGTCGCTGGTGGTGGGGGTCGAGACGGACCAGGGGGGCGACACCTGGCGGAGCGTGTACGAGCGGGCCTGGGAGCGCTTCGCGGCCGACTGGCGGGAGGCGCGGCCGGGCCGGGACCTGCCCCGGCGACCCGACTTCGTGTGGGCCAAGGCGGGCCAGGGGCACGGCCCCAAGGTCCACCGGGCCAGCCAGATGCTGGCCGACTACGAGGCGGGTGGGATCGTGCACGTGACCGGGACGCACGAGACGCTGGAAGCGGCGCTGTTCCGCTACCCGCTGACCAAGCCGCTCGATCTGGTGGACGCCGGCTACTGGTCGTGGGCCAGCCTGCGGAACCGATTCACCCCGACCGCGCTCCCGGAGAGCCTGGAAGCGCCGAGTATCTGGAGCATGGAGCGGGGCGATACCCTTGGGGATGATGAATACGGCGACGACTAGGAGGGGTGGGCGATGGTGGCGGAAGAGGCGCGGCCGGCGGGCCGGCTGGTGCTGGAGGAGATCGGGCGCACCGGCCTCACTCAGCACGGGGGGTACATCTATGAGGAGTACACCCGCGAGCTTCATGGCACCCGCTGGCGGGACACCGTGCGGGACATGGTGGACAACGACCCGATCGTGGGGGCGATCCTGTTCGCGGTGGGGATGTTGCTGCGGGGCGTGACCTGGACGATTGTGCCGGCCTCGGACGATCCAGAGGATGAGGCGGTCGGCCAGTTCTTCTCCGAGTGCTGGCAGGACATGAGCCATACCCCGGAGCAGTTTCTGGCCGAGTGCCTGAGTTTCCTGCCCTGGGGGTGGTCGCTGCACGAGATCGTCTATAAGCAACGCCTGGGCCCCAACCAGACCGACCCCAGCAAGCGGAGCCAGTACGACGACGGGCGGATCGGCTGGCGCAAGTTTGCCATCCGGTCGCAGGACACCCTCTTGAAGTGGGAGATCGATGACGCGGACGGCTCGGTGCGGGGCATGTGGCAGCAACTGCCCACCACCGGGAAACTGGTGTTCATCCCGATCGAGAAGTCCTTGCTCTTCCGGACGACCAGCCGCAAGGGGAACCCCGAGGGGCGGAGCATCCTGCGGAACGCGGTGCGGCCCTGGCACTTCCGCAAACACATCGAGACGATCGAGGGGATCGGGGTCGAGCGGGACCTGGCGGGGTTGCCGGTGCTGTACGCCCCGAGCCAGATCATGCTGGACAACGCCAGCCCGGCCGAAAAGACCCTGTACAGCCAACTCAAGCGGATCATCCGGAACATCAAGCGGGATGAGCAGGAGGGCCTGATCATCCCCGGCGACCGGGATGACAAGGGCAACCGGCGGTACGAGTTGACCCTGCTGTCGACTGGCGGGCAGCGGCAGTTCGACACCAACACGATCGTCACCCGCTACGCCCAGCAGCTCGCCATGACCGTGCTGGCGGATTTCGTCTTGCTGGGCCATGAGAAGGTTGGGTCCTTCGCCCTCTCCAGCGACAAGACGGGCATGTTCACCTTCGCGCTGAACACCTGGGCGGCCGAGATCGCGGGGGTGCTGAACCGCTACGCCGTCCCCCGGCTGATGGCCCTCAACGGCATGGACCCGCGTCGCCGGCCGACCTTCCAGCCCGGCGAGGTGCAGGCCCCCGACCTGGGCGCTCTGGCCGACTACGTGACGAAACTGGCCGGATCGGGGGTGCCACTGTTCCCCGACCCGGAGCTTGAGGGCTACCTGCGCCGGGTGGCCAAACTGCCGACCCCGCCGCTCGAGGAGCTTGAGGCGCGGGCGAACGAATTGCGTCAATTGCGTCAGGAGGAGGCGGAACGCCGGGAGGTCGAGATGGCGGTGATGGCGACGCGGGGACAGGGTGGCGGGCCACCGGAGGGCGAGGCGCCGGACCAGGGGCAGCAGGCGCGGGAGGTGGCGCTATGGCCCGGCTGGGGGGAATACAACCGGCGGGTGGGCATGACCCGGCGCACGGCGGAGGATGACATCGACGTGGACCATGAGGCGCGCCGGCAGGGGGACGGCTGGCGGGAGGCGGCGTTGCCGGTCGATCCGCGGGTGCCGGCCTACGCGACCGGGCCGGTGAGTCTGGACACGGCGGTGGCGGAGATCATCGCGGACCAGCGCTGGGAGGCCGAGGGCCGCAAGCGGGCGGAGCGGGTGCAGGACGAGCGGGCGCGCCGGGGGGAGGCGGGCGCGCCACAGACGTTCCACCTGGCCGGGCAGCACGACCAGAAGACGCACGGACACGGCGGGACCGGGGCCGGTGGTGGCCCGGCGGGCACGCCGGTGAGCAAGGCGCTGACGCACGATCCGCTCCACCCGCCGATCATCGCCACGACACTGGCGGAGACGATGGCGGTGATCGATGCCGTGCACGGGGACGGCGACCTGCCGACGATCCCCGTGCGCCTGGGGGGCAACACGGCCGGGGTGTACAACTACACCGTGGCCCCGGACGGGCGCAAGGTCGCCCGAGAGATCGGGGTAAGCCCGGGCCTGGCGATGGGGAGCCCTCACTGGGCATTGACGCACGAGGTGGGGCACCTCCTGGATCAGCAGGGGTTCGGCGGGGGCAAGGGCTGGAGTTCCCGCCACGACCCGCACCCGGCCTGGCAGGCGTTCCGGGACGCGGTTGACGCCTCCCCAACCATTCAGCATCTCCGGGCGCTGCATACCGGGAAGGCCCAATTGCCCGGCCAGGGGAAATCCCTGCTCCAGCAGGGCAAGTACGTGGATTACCTCTTGAAGCCGGAGGAGGTGTTTGCGCGGGCCTACACCCAGTGGATCGCGGTGAAGGCGAACCACAAGGGGATGCTGGGGGTGATCAACAAGACGACCAGTGGGCCGATCCCGATGCACTGGCCCAAGAGCGAGTGGGGGCCGATCGGGGCGGCATTGGACGCGCTGTTCGCGGCGAAGGGCTGGACGCAGTAGGAGGAGCGCGGGGTGGATGACCGGCTGAAGGCGATCATGGACTTCCTGGGAGTGGATGAGGGGATGGCCCGGCTGGTGATGGCGGTCGAGGACGGGGAGGTGCCCGGGGATGCCTACGCCGTGGATGAGGCCGGCAACCCACTGCCCGATAGCGAGGATTTCGACCGCTGGGCGGAGAGCGCGGGGCGCTGGAATGGGGAGGGCAATGAAGGCGGTGATTAGCATCGTGGTCGAGGTGGCCGATGAGGCGGCGGCGCACCGGCTGGGGGCGGCGCTGCTGGGCCAGTTCATCGAGCCGGCCGAGGGGCGGGTGAGCCTGCTGCCCGAGGGGAGCGAATTCCTGGGCATCTGCTACGGGGAGCCGGCGGCGGGGGAGGATGCCGGGACGGCGGTGGAGGTCGCCCCGGAGCCGGCCCCGGAGCCCGAGACCGGGCCGAGCGCGGTGGAGATCGCGGAGGAGATCATCCGGCAGAACCGGAAGAAGAAGCGGGGGGACCGGGGGGCATGACGATCTGGCTGGCCCTGTGTCTGGACGATGGCGAGCCGGCCCCGCTGGGAGCCTACATCGACCTGCCGACCTTGCAGCGGCACGTGGAGTCCTGCCCGGCGGTGCGGGACGCGGCGGCCAGCGGCGAGCCGGTGGCCTGGCGGCGGCTGGCCCCGGACAAATGGCAACTGGACGTGCTGTGGACGACCTACCAGGCATTCCGGCTGACGGTCGAGGGCGCGGCCTGATGGTCCTCACCGCCCGGCCCGCGCCCGCGCCGGCCCTGCCCGGCGACGCGGCGCCTGATGCCGACGAGGGCATGCACGCCCTGGCCGACGCCGCCCTGCCCGTGTGGTCGGCCACGCTGCACGCCGGCTGGCGGCTCCTGGTGGGCGGGGTAGACGCTGGGAAGCTCGCGGGCTATCTGGCGGCGCGGGACGGGGAGAGCGCGCTGGATGCCTTCGATTGGGGGGGGCACCTGGCCTGGCTGCGAGGCCGGCTCACGCCGCTGGTGCGGGACCTGGCCTGGGACGCGGGGACCGAGGCCGGGGAGGTGCTGGGCGGGGCGATCCTGGCCGGGGCGGGGCGGCGGTTCGCGGAGGTGGGGAGCGTCACCTATCGGTTCGACGTGCTCAATCCACGGGTGCTGGACTGGATCGACCAGGGCGCGGCGGCGCTGGTGACGGAGATCGGGGAGGAGACGCGGGCGGCGCTGCGCGAACTTATCCGGCGGGCCTGGCTGGAGGGGATCGACGTGCCCACGCAGGCGCGGCTGATCGCCCAGTTCGTGGGGCTGCATTCCCGGCAGGCCGGCGCTGCCCTGAACCTGCAGAAGCGCCTCACGGCCGCCGCGTTGAAACCGTTCGCCGGCAAAAAGAGCCTGACCCCGAAGGAGGTCGCGGCCGTGGCGGCGGCGCTGGCGAAGGTGCAGGCGACCGTCGACCAGTACGTGGCCCGCGCCCGGCGGCAGCGGGCGGTGACAATCGCTCGGACCGAGACGATCCGGGCCGCCAACATGGGGCAGCAGTTGCTCTGGAAGCAGGCGGCCGACCAGGGCTTGCTGGTGCCGGGGCTGACGCGGCGGCGCTGGATCGTGACCCGCGACGATAAGCTCTGCCCCTACTGCCGGCGGCTGGTGGGGGTGACGGTCGGGCTCGACGAGCCATTCCCGACCGAGTTCGGCCCCCGGCTGACCCCGCCGCTGCATCCCCGCTGCCGCTGCGCGATGGCGCTGGAGTTCGTGGAGGCCGCCGGGGCTGGGGAACGGGTGCGCGCGTCGGCCGCGGCCCCCGCCGTCCTGGTGGAAGGCGAGACGTATCAGCACGCGAACGGCGACCAGTACACCGTGGTGAAGGTGGCCAGCACCGGGGGGGCGGCCAAGATTCACTGGCTGACCGGGAGCAAGGCCGGCCAGGTCAAATGGGTGACGGGCTGGGACAAGCTGGTGGCGACCGGCAAGCATACGCTCGTCGCGGCCCCCGCGCCGCCGCCAGCCCCGATGATGGCCGTGGGCATGGTCTTCGAGCACCCGAGCGGGGACCAGTACACGGTGATCAGTATCGCCAGCACCGGCGGGGCGCAGAAAATCCAGTGGCTGACCGGGAGCAAGGCCGGCCAGGTCAAGTGGGTCACGGGCTGGGACAAGCTGGTGGCGACCGGCAAGCACCTGCCGGTGGGCGGCCACGGTGCGGCCCCCGCGCCCCCGCCCCCGCCGCCGGCTCCCGCCCCGGTGGCCCCGGCGGCCCCGGCGGCGCCATTCCCGGTGGGGACGAAGATCGAGATTTCCCCCGGCGATGAGTACCTGGTCGTGGACGCGACCGGGGGCGATGTTGTGCTGAAGAATCTGACCACCGGACTCACGCACACGGGAAAGGTGAGCATCCTCCAGAACCAGGTGACGAGCGGCGGGTGGAAGGTAACGCTGCCCGCAGGGGGAGCCGCCCCGGCCCAACCGCCGCCCGGCGCGCCGGGGAGTCCTGCTGTCGGGGACATTGTGGAACTCTCGGGGGGTGGCAAGATCAAGATCGTCGACAGTGGCGCTTACGGCTATTCGTTCGAATGGCTGACCGGGCCGCTGGCCGGCCAGCTGGATACCGTCGACACGGCAGTGCTGGACGCGCAGATCGCCACTGGCAACGCCAAGAAGGTGGTCGGTCCCGCCACCGCGCCAGGTGGGTTCGTCGCCGGTGGGACGTACCAGAACAGTCAGGGGGTGCAGTACACGGTCGTCAAAGCCCCCACGGCCGGCGGGGCGATGAAGATCGAGTACCTGACCGGCCCCAACGCCGGCAAGCAGAAATGGGTGACGGGCTGGGACGCCCAACTGGCGGCCGGCAAGCATAAGCCCCTGACCGTGGCGTCCCCGGCCGCCCCGCCATCGGGGAGCCCACCGGCCCCCGCGCCCGCGCCCCCACCGCCCCCGCCACCCCCACCGCCCCCGGCGGCGCCCCCCACGGTCACGGCGGGCGGGCCGAAGCCCTGGGAGACGCCGGACCCGCCGTTCGCGCTGTCGAGCCTGACGCCGAAAGCCCGCGGCAACGTGGGCGGCTACCACGAGAAGAGCATCTATACCGACCAGCAGGGCCGGACCTGGATGTTCAAGCCGGATGAGACGGCCGGCTATGCCGAGCTCTCGGGCTACTGGGTGATGCACGCCCTGGGGATCGAGGCGCCGGAGGTCTACTACGTCACGCTGGGGGGCAAGAGGGGCACCCTCCAGCGCTTCCACGACGGCGTGACCGGGGATCTTGCCTACGACGAGGTGAAGGGGCTGAGCGCGGACCAGTTGGCCGACCTGCAGGTGCATCAGGTGATCGACTGGCTGATCTCCCAGCACGACACCAACCAGGGCGCGATCGTGAAGGGTCCGGGTGGCCGGCTGCTGGCGGTGGACAAAGGGCAGTCATTCAAGTTCCTGGGCCGCGACACCCTAGGGTGGCAATACAACCCCAACCTATTGAAGGTGATGTACCGCCAGATGTGGGAGGACTACCTGGACGGGCGGATCGCGCTGGACCGGGGGGCCATCCAGGGGATCATCGACCGCATCGAGCGCCTGGACGATGACCTCTACAAGCGCCTGCTGGCCCCCTACGCCCGCCACGCGGTGAAGCAGGGCTGGTACCCGACCGAGGATGCCTTCTATCAGAAGGCGCTGGCCCGCAAGCATGGCATCCGGGCCGACTTCGAGGACCTGTACCACCGGGCGGCGGCGGAGCGGCAGCGGCGGGGCCATGGGCTGCCGGCGCCGGCGCGCCGGCCCGTCACGCCGGTCGATCAGGGGCTGGCGAGCGACCTGGCCCGCACGGGGTGGGCGGGGCGGTCGATCCTGGTGCGGGGGCCGGAGTTCGAGAACGGGAACCTGCTGGCCTACGTGGTCGAGATGGCCGGGGGCGGGCGGCGGCTGGTGCTGGAGGGGAAGGTGCGGCCGCAGGCAGAGGCGGCGCTGCTGGCCCGCCTGGACGTGGCTGGGGGGGCGGCCACGGCCGCCGCCCCGGTGGTGAACGATCCCATCTGGCCGAGCCTGCTGACGACGATCAAGCACGTGGCGCATCACCTGAAACCGACCTCTCCCGGCTACGACGGGAAGCTGAACCCGGCGAAGGTGACGCCCATCCAGCAGGCAGCGCAGGCGGTGGGGCAGTTGCCCGCCGGACCGATGCGGGACCACTATGCCGGGATCATCCAGGAGATGACCGGGCATACGGTGGCGGAGGTGGCCGCGGCGAGCCTGCCGGAGTTGGACGCCTGGCTCAAGGCGGGCTACCAGGACAAGGTCTATACGTTCTACGTGCCGCCGCCGCCCACCGCGAGCGCTGGCGCGGGGAGGGTGAAGGCGACCAGGGATCACCCCTGGCAGCACGACCTGCGGATGGAGAACGGCCGGCTCGTGGAGGCCGGGGGGCGGCGAACGCTTCACGGCCAGACGATGCTGACCATCGACCTGGGGCACGGGCTGACGGCCACCTATACTCCTCAGGGGGAGTTGATGAGCAGGGCTGGCCGGCTGCGCATCTACCGGGACAACTTCACCGGGACCGAGGCCGAGTTGCAGGAGGCGCTGAACCAGTTGCAGCGGCTGGGTCTGGACGGGACCCTGGCCGACGCCGCCGATGTTGAATTGCTGTACCTGCATCACCAGGCGCACGCGGCCAAAATGGAGCTCGACCCGGACTACCAGCGGGACGTGGTGCAGGCGATTGCCAGCCAGCCCGGCATGACCGTGGTGGAGCAGATCGCCGTGCATAAGGCGTTCTGGAACAAGCGGCTGGGCGTGGCCGACGTGGCCGCCCTGGCCAGCTACGACCCGATGCCGAAGTTCGACCGGGTATGGGCGCCGGGGGCGGGGGCGCGGCTGGAGGAGGGCGGCTGGGCCTACTGGACGCGGTTCGACATTACCGAGGCCGATCTGCAGCGGGAGATGGGGGACTATGGGTTGACGCACTCCCTCTCCAGTGATCTGGAGAGCTTCTTGACCACCGTGCTCGACAACAACGGGCACATGCTGAACACCGAGGAGCGGATCAGGACCGGAACGTTCGGCGGGGAGGGCATGAGCCCGGTCGCCGACATGCAGACCGGCGGCGCGAGCTACGTGTTCACCCGGATCAAGCGGAAGTCGGAATGGGACCATGGGAACCTGGTGTTCGACCTGCGGCTGGCGCTGCGGACGGATATCATCGCCTATGACAGCGACAAGTTCGGGCGGTCCGACGCCGCAACCAAACAGACGCGGATCGTTGACATAGCAGGGTGGAAGAGGTCGGCAACTCGTTCGGTGAACGAGTTGATCGTAAAAAACGGCTTCTCCATCCTCGAGCATCTGGTGCGGATCAACACGTTCGGTGGGGATCGGGCGAGGGTGATCAGGCTGTTCCGCGACCGTGGGATCACGCACATCAATGGGCGGAAGGTGGAGGATATCGTCGTCTAATGGACGTGGGCGAGGTGCTGCGGAGGGTCGTGGAGGCGGGGGCAGTCGTGACGGCGCGACTGCCCTGGTCGGGGGAGGAGATCGGCCCCTACCCGGTGGACTGGCTGCGCTTCGATGGGCGGCAGGTGGCCTGGCTGTGGACGGGGGAGGGGGCGCGGCTGCACGAGTTCGAGGTGTCCGGGGTCGAGGTGGACGCGGAGGATAGCATCGTCACCATCCGGACGGGCGGGGAGGATGGGGTGGTGCTGGTGGTGGAGTGGGGCTGGGACCCGGCGGCGCGGGCGACGCTGGACGCATGGGTGGCAGCGCTGGCGCGGGGGGAGGCGTCGCGGGTGTACCCGGAGGGGGGCTGGTGGTATGCCGGCATACCGGACGATTCTCGAACGCCGTCGCCAGTCGGACGGTGAGTGGCGACCGCTGGTGGCCTGGGGCTGGGCCGGGCGGGGTCTGGTGCGGGTGATGGTTGCCCACGGGGAGCGGGCGCTGGCGGCGGGGTATGCGGCCATCCTGACCGAGATGCGGGGGCGGGGCCTGACCGAGAGCGACATCTGGCAGGCGATCCGGGACGGGACGCCCGGCTATACGGTGCTGCGGGATGCGGAGCGCATAATCGAGGCCCCGAGCCTGGCCAGGGCGATGGGGGAGGCGCTGTATGCCGGGCGGCCGGCGGGGGGATAGGCGGGATGGTGGTCGATCTGGTCAAGCAGGCGATCATGGAGGAGATCGAGCGGCACCGAGAGCGGTTGGAGGCTGATCGGTCGCTGACCCGGATCGATGTGGTGGTCAAATTGGACTACCGAACGCGGGAGCCGGCGGTGATCCTGCTGCGGACCGAGGGGGAGCGGCTGGTCGGACGGGCGCGCCGGTCCGGGTGACGTTGCGAAACTCAAGGGGATCACATACACTCTAAGGGACAGGACAACGCTGCTCCGCCACAGGAGAAGGGTCGGCGGCGGTCCCCTGGGATGAGGGGGCTGCCGCCGTTATGTTTGTCCGGTTGGAGGCGCGATGCCCTATTCGGGTCCGAACGATCCCGACCTGCCGGCCAACGTGCGAACGCTGCCCGAGGGGGAGCGGGCGCGCTGGGTGGCCGTGTGGAATGACGCCTACCGGGCATGCCGGGAGCGTGGGGGGAAGGACTGCGAGGGCGCGGCCTTCCGGACGGCCAACGGCGCGCTCAAGAGATCGGCCAATCAGCCCGACGCGGGGGATGTGCACATGCCACAGCCGGTCAAGGTGAAGCGGGACCGGGATGCGAAACCGACGCGCTACTTCCTGGCCCGCCTGCGGGACCTGCTCAAGGAGTACGTGGGCAAGGGCGAGATGACCGACCAGGACTACGCGGCGGCCGTGCGCAAGGCGCGGGCGCACGCCGGGGGGATGATGCGGGCGCGGCGGCGCTCCGAGATGGCCGCCCACTGCGGGATGCCCCACGCGGGGGAGAGGCAGGCCGCCGAGGATGACGGGGAGCACACCGGCCTGATCGTGGCGCTGTGGGTGCCGGCGCCGCAGGCCGACCTGCTGGCGGTCGCGGGTGGGGAGCCGGCGGCGGACCTGCATCTGACGCTGGCCTACCTGGGGGAGAGCACGCCGGACCTGGCGGCCAAGGTGCACACGGCGGTCGGGCGCTTCTGCGAACGGCGCGGCCCGGTGACGGCGACGGTGAGCGGCATCGGGCGCTTCGCTGCCCCGGCCGGCGAGGATGACGCCTATGAAGCGGTGTACGCCTCGGTGGACTGTCCCTACCTGGGCCGGCTGCGGGAGGAGTTGATCGACTGCCTGATGGCCTGCGGACTGCCGGTGTCGATGGATCACGGGTTCACCCCCCACATCACGCTGGCCTACGTCCCGGCCGGCGAGCCGTCGCCCATCGACCAGGTGGAGCCGATGGAGATGCGCTTCACGACCGTCTGTGTGGCGGCCGGCGAGGACCGGACGGAGTTCGCCCTGGCCGGCCCCGACCCGCACGCGGCCAATGGCGGCCTCTACCCCGGCATGATGCCGGCCGCCTACCGCGAGGTGCACGACCTGGTCGCCCGGCGGGAGGGGCAGACGCACCGGCTGTTCCTGGAGGCGCGGTTCGGGGAAGCGCCGGAGTGGATTCCGGTGCTGCCGGCGCCGGGGACCTATGCCCACCCGCGCTATGGGGAGATCGTCATCACCCGCGCGCGCAATGAGCGGTTCGTGCAGCAGTTCAACGGCGGGGTGTACCAGAGCCAGGTGCCGGTGGATGCCGAGCACGAGACGAAGCTGTCCGGGGCCTGCGGGTGGATCACGGAGCTCCGGCTGAATGCGGACGGCTCGGCTGACGCGCGGGTGGAGTGGACGGACCGGGGGATCGCCCTGATGGAGGGCGGCCGGTTCAAATACGTGAGCCCCGAGTGGTACGACGAATGGACGGACCCGGCCACGCGGCAGGTGCATCGGGACGTGTTGATCGGGGCCGCCCTGACCACGCGACCATTTTTCAAGGAGGGGGCCTTGCGGTCCCTGGTGGCCTCGGAGCGGGGGCTGGAGTGGCCCGATGAGGCGGCCGGGACGGACGGCCGCGGTGATCAGGAGGAGAGCAGGATGGCGGAGCAGCAGGTGGCGATGACGGAGGAGCAGGCCCGGCGGTTCGCGGAGATGGAGCGGCAGCTTACCGAGGCGCAGGCGCAGGCCAAGCAGCTCGCGGAGCGGCTGGCGAGCCAGGAGCGGGCGGCCCGGACCAAGCGGTTCACCGATGAGGTGCTGGGCCGGTCGGATGAGAACGGCCACGCCTGGACGGTGGGTGAGGTGAAGGCGCACGTGACCTTCATGGAGAAGCTGGCGCTCGCTTTCGGCGAGCAGAGCGAGGAGTTGGCCTACTACATCGCCACGATGCGGTCGGCGACCGAGCAGGCGCGCCAGGGCAAGCTGTTCGCGGAGGTGGGCACGGACGCCACCCGGCCGGCCGGCGAGGACGCGGTGGCGCGGGCGCGGGGCCTGGCGGCCAAGCGGGCGGCGGAGGAGAGGATCAGCCTGGGCGACGCCCTGGGGCTGGTCTTCCAGGAGGACCCGGCGCTGTACGCGGCCTACACCGCGCAGACCACGCAGACGCTCTAAGGGGAGGGTGAGATGGCGATCGAGAGCAATGAGGTCTTCGACTACGGGCAGATGACGGCGAACGCCGACCTGAGCGCCAAGCAGTACTACTTCGTCAAGGTCGCGTCGGCCACGCAGGTGGCCCTCTGCGCGGCGGCGACCGACCGGGCGCTGGGCGTGCTGCGGAACAAGCCCAAGAGCGGCGAGGCGGCGCTGGTGCGGGTGCTGGGCGTGGCGAAGGTGGTCTCCGATGGGTCGGTCACCGCGATCGCGGCCGGCGATTATGTTGGGCCGAACGCCGCCGGCAAGGCGGTGAAGAAGGCGATCGCGGACTACTCGGTGGCCGGCATTGCCCTGGAGGCCAGCGCGGCGGACGGGGCGGTGATCTCGGTGCTGCTGATCCCCGGAGCGTTCTTCCGGACGGCGGCGGGCTAATCGCTGGTGTGAGGTGCCCGGCCACCGGGCAAGAGGGGGAATGACCGATGCAGCCAACCGCTCGTGATCTGCACGTCGATGCGCTCCTGACGGAGCTCAGCATCGGCTACACCAACCCGGAGTACATCGCCGACCGGATTTTCCCGCTGGTGCGGGTAAACAAGCAGTCGGACATCGTGCCGAAGTACGACCAGAGCCACTGGTTCCGCAACCTGGCCGCGCCGCGGGCGCCGGGCGGGCGCTCGGCCCGGTCCGGGTGGACGGTGAACAACAGCGATACCTACTTCGCGATGCGGTACTCGATAGGCCACGAGATCCCGGATGAGGTGCGGGACAACGCCGACGCCCCGTACAACGTCGACCGGGACGCGGTGGCCTTCGTGACCGACAAGATTCTGATGAACCGGGAGGTCTCGTTCGCCAGCGACTTCTTCAAGACCGGGGTGTGGGGCGCGGACAAGACCGGCGGGGTCGATTTCACCAAGTGGAGCGACTACGCCTCCAGCTCGCCACTGGTCGATTTCACCACCTTCCGGGACCTGGTGGAATTGAAGATCGGGCGGGAGCCGAACACGCTGGTGCTGGGCAAGCCGGCGTGGAACAAGCTGAAGTGGCACCCGGACCTGATCGACCTGATCAAGCACACCCAGCGGGGCCAACTCTCGGTGGACCTGTTCGCCACGCTGACGGAGTTCTCGCGGGTGCTGATCGGCAAGGCGATCTACACCACGAGCGCCGAGGGGACCGCGGAGGGGAGCGTCACCTACACGCGCATCTGGGACGATGACGCGCTGATGCTGTGGGTGCCGGAGGCGGCGAGCCTGCTGACCCCGGCCGCCGGCTACACGTTCGTCTGGCAAAGGGTGCCGAACATGATCCAGTACATCAAGCGGATGCGGGACGAGGAGCGCGAGGTCGATATTATCGAGGCCAACACCTACTACGACCAGAAGGTGACGGCCGCCCGCGCCGGGCTGTTCATGGCCGATGCGGTGGACTAAAACCCTAGGATGCGATTGATACTCTAGGATGAGGGCGGGGGGCCGGCCACCATCAGACGGCCGGCCCCCCTGCGGAGGGCGAGATGCCACGTCGACAGGGGGAGCCGACGCCGATGCCGGTGGATGCGTACACGCACGTCGCCAGGTGGCCGATGACCTACAACGGCCAGGAGCTTGACCGGGGGCAGGCGTTCCGGGTGATCGGGGCGCGCAACGATGAGAAGCTGGTCCGGCTGGGCTATATCGCGGAGCTTGCGCCGGTGGCGGAGCTCTACGAGTGTGGGGTGTGTGGGGCGCGGTTCATCGGCCTGGGGGAGCGGCAGGGCCACGGTGACAAGCGGCACTCCCCGGTCCCCCGCACTCCCGAGGAAGAGGAAGCGCGGCAGGAGCGGGAGGAGCGACTGCTGCTGGAGACGAGCCCGCTGGGCGCGGGCGCCCGCTAGGGCAGGGAGGACCGGATGCTCAATCAGCTTTCCGAGGGGGCGGTGCTGGCCGGCAAGCTCGTGATGCCGTCCGGGGCGGCGCTGGTAGTCAAGAAGTTGGAGATCAACGCCGCGCCGACCGGGGCCGAGCAGGACACCGGCTGGGACCTGCCGGCCAAGGCCATCGTGCTGGACGTCTGGGTGGACGTGCGCGTTGCCGAGGCAACCGGCCTGACCAAGACGCTGGACGTTGGCCTGCTCAGTTCCGAGTCTGGCGGTGACACCGATGGCTTCCTGGCCTCGGTGAGCGTCGCCAGCACCGGGCTGAAGAAGGGCACGCTGGCCAGCACGGGCCAGACCAGGGGCGCGCTCCTGTATGCCGACGAGTCCGGGACCGGCGGCCTGGTCCCCGAGCCCCACGTGGTCGGCACGGCCCGCTCGGTCGTCTACGACGCCGATAGTAATGACTGGGTGGAGTTCCGGGGAGACATCTATATCCTGTACCTGGAGCTTGGTATCACCAAGTAGGCGCGACCGGGGTGGGCGACCACCACGAGGGAGGCCGACATGGGGAATCTCCGCAAGCAGGCGGGCCAGGCCGGCGCCGCCACCCGCGTGAGCGGCGTGACCACCGAGCAGACGATCAGGACGGGGGCCGGGGTGCTGGAGCGCATCGTCGTGGCCAATGGCAACGCGGCCGCGCAGACGCTGACGATCGCCGACGGGGCGACCGTCAGGCATGTGGCGCGGGTGCCGGCGGGGACGACGCTGGCGCTGGAATACCTGATGGGGTTCGGCACGAGCCTGAAGGTGACACCCAGTGCCGTCGAGGTCGACGCGCTGATCCTGTTCAGCTAGCAGGGATGGTGCGGGATGGCCTGGACCTATACGGGAGACCCCGCCAGCAGCAACCGGGACGCGGTGCGGTTCGCCATCGGGGACACCGATGCGGGGGACCAGCAGGTGCAGGACGCCGAGATTGACTATCTGCTGGGCCTCTACCCCAATCCCCTGATCGCCGGGGCGCATGCCTGCCGGCGGCTGGCGGCCAAATACGCCCGGCAGGTGAGCAAGGCGGTCGGCTCGGCCAGCCTCCAGGCATCGGACCGGATGCGGCACTACGCGGACCTGGCCGAGTTGCTGCTGGCGGAGGCGACCGGCGGGGCGGGCGCGGGTAGTGGGCTGACGGTGTATGCCGGGGGGCTGAGTGAGGCGGAGAAGGAGAGTGACCGGGAGGATACGGACCTGGTGCAGCCGGCCCTGCGGCGGGACCTGCTGCGGGTGCGGGGCAGCCGGCTGGACGATGAGGACGCCGACGCGCTGGAGTGACGGATGGCCTGGGATACGGATCTGGAGACGCTGTTCCCCCATTGGGTGACGGTCGAGCCCTACGCCGCGCAGGATGCCTACGGGGAGGCGACCTATGGGGACCCGGCCCCCTACCGGGCGCGGGTGGAGCAGACGACCAGGCGGGTGCTGACCCGAGACGGCCAGGAGCGGGTGAGTGGGACGGTGACGTATCTGGTGGCCGACCGGCCGATCGACCCCCGGAGCAAGCTCACTCTCCCGGACGGCACGACCCCGGTGATCCTGTCGGTCGAGAGCGCGGTGGATGAGGACGGCACCTACTACGTGGCGGTGAGGACCTGATGAGCGTGCGGGTGACGGCGAGCATCACCGGGGATGAGACGCTGGCGGCCAAACTGGGGCAACTGGTGGGGAAGGCCCCTCAGGCGGCCGCGGCGGCGCTGTTCCAGGAGGGGGAGCGGGTGATGGCGGCCTCCAAGTTGTTGGTGCCGGTGGACACCGGGGCGCTGCGGGCCAGCGGCCACGTGCAGCCGCCGCGCGTCGAGGGCACGCTGGTGCGGGTGGAACTCGGCTATGGGGGCGTGGCCGGCGCGACCGTGGGCGGAAAGTACGTCGGGTACGCGGTGTACGTCCATGAGAACCTGACGGCCGCGCACCCGGTGGGGAAGGCGAAGTACCTGGAGGAGCCGATGCTGGCGGCCCTGCCGGGGATGGGCCAGCGGATCGGGAAGGCGCTGGCCGCCGGGCTGGGCCTGGGAGGGCTCTGAGGTGGCGGCGGTGGCGCACGACCTGGCGACGCACCTGGCCCTGATGGGGCACGGGACGCTGGGAGAGACGGTCTTTGCCGGTCGGTTGCCCCCGACCCCGGACGCCGCCGTGGCCGTGCAGGGGCCGTATGGGGGTGAAGGACCGATCTGGACGCACGACGGGATGACCGCCGACCGGCAGCGGGTGCAGATCGCCGTGCGGGCCGCGACCTATGCGGCCGCCGAGAGTCTGGCGACCGCGATTTACCGGACGCTGGCGAAGGTGGTCAATGGGGCGATGGGGGAGGGGCACTATCAGCGGGTGATGCCCCTCCAGGCGCCGTTCCTGCTGGAGCGGGATGAGCATGAGCGGGTGATCTTCGCCTTCAACTGCGCGGTGACGCGCAACCTGTAGGAGATCGGGATGGCAGAGGAAGAGAAGGGCTATACCGAGGGGGCCTGGTCGGGGCTGCCGGCCTACTGGTGCACGCGGTGCCCCTTCGACACGCTGGACCGGGGGGCGATGGAGCAGCACCAGCGGGAGGTGCACGGCCCGCCGCCGCCCGTCATCCGGGACACCGGACTGCTCGACCAGCGGGGGAGACGGATCACCAGGGCTGTGCAGGTGACGATGGAGGGATAGGACCATGCCGACGACCGCGCTCACCAAGATCACCGCGCCGGGGCGGTACCCGAGCGCCTGGACGGACCTGACGTTCACGGCCGGGGATGCAGTTAACGGCAATCATTTCGTCAGCACGGGGAAAGAGTTCATCATCGTCAGGAACAACCACGCCACGCTGGCGCGGACCGTGACCATCGCGGGCTCGGCCGACCCGTTCAACCGGACGGCCAGCATCGTCAAATCGGTGGCGGCGCTGGGCTACGCGATGTTCGGGCCGGTGCCGGCGAGTTATTGGGCCAATGCCAGTGGGCAGATCGTGCTGACGCCCGAGACGACCGATATTCAGTTCGCGATCATCACCCTGCCATAGCAGGAGGGGAGGGGAGCCATGCCGACGACGGCCATCACCAAGCAGACGGCGCCGGGGCAGTACCCGACCGCCTGGGGCGACCTCACGTTCGCCGCGATGGATCAGGCCAACGGCAATCATTTCGTCAGCACGGGCAAGGAACTGATCATCGTGCGCAATGACGACGCCGCCGCTCAGACGGTGACGGTGACGGGCTCGGCCGATCCGTTTGGCCGGACGGCCAGCATTCAGAAGTCGATCAACGCCGCCGGCCTGGCCATCTTTGGCCCATTGCCGTCAAGCTACTGGGCGAACAACTCGGGCCAGATCGTGCTGACCCCGAGCAGCAATAACCTGAAGGTGGCCATCGTCACGCTGCCGTAGCGAGGGCGGCGATGACACCGAGAGGAGGAGCATATGGCGACCGCTGCGATTCACGCCATCGGGACCCTGCTGAAGATGGGGGACGGTGGCTCCCCCGAGACGTTCACGACGATCGCGGAGGTGCTGAGCATCCGCGGCCCCAGCCTGTCGAGCGACACGATCGACGTGACCAACCACGACACCTCGAACGGCTACCGCGAGTTCATCATGGGGCTCCAGGACGGCGGGGAGGTGACGTTCTCGATCAACTACCAGCCGACCGCGCCGACCCATAATGCCACCAGCGGCCTGCTCAAGGCGTACGACGCCAAGACCAAGAAGAACTGGAGGCTGGTCTTCCCGGACGCCGGCGGGACGACCTGGAACTTCGCCGGCGTCGTCCGGACCTTCTCGGTCAATGCGCCCATCGACGCGCAGCTCACCGCCGACGTGACGATCAAGGTGAGTGGCAAGCCGACGCTGGTCTAATACCCCGAGGTACGAGCAATGGGGCAGGGTGATCCCCCTGTCCCGCCACTGGAGACAGGAGTGTGAGCGACCGTGACCGTCAAGACCAAGCACCGGGGGGTCCCGATCGTCGTCGTGACCCTGGGAGAAGCCGAACGGCATCTGCGCCTGGACTTCAACGCGATGGCGCTCCTGGAGGAACACCTGGGGATCAACCTGCTGAGCGGCGATTTCGACTGGACGCAGCTCACCATCCGGCAGGTGCGGGCGTTCGTCTGGGCCTGCCTCCAGCACGGCGATGATCCGCGCCCCACGCTCGAGGAGGTGGGGGGCTGGATGCACCCGAACAATATGCTGGAGATTGCTCAGGCGATCGGCTGGCTATGGAGCGAGGGGCAACCCGAGCCCGACCAGGAGGCGGCCTCCCCTTTGGTGCATCGGAGCAAGGCGGAGCGGCGGGCGGCCCGGACGGGGGGCTGACCTGGGATGCCGTCTGGTCGGTGGCGCGGATCGACCTGGGGCTGTCGGACGATGAGTTCTGGCGGCTGGTGCCGCGCCAGTACGCGGCCTTGCTCAAGCGGAGGCGTGAGGTGAATCGGCGGGCCGACCTGCGGGCCGGCATCGTGGCGGCGGTGATCGCCAATGCGCACCGGGGAAAGGACAGCCAGCCGTTCAGGCCGAAGGACTTCATGGTCGACCCGCCGCCGGCCGCGGCCCCCCGGCCGCAGACGCCGGCCGAGATGCTGGCGATGGTCGAGACGCTGAACGCGCTGTTCGGCGGGGAGGATCGGCGGGGACGGCCGGAGGAGGGGGCGGAATGAGCTTCGGGCCGCAGATGACCCTGGCCGACCTGATGGTCCGCCTGAACCTGGACACGTCGAACTTCGAGCGGGGAGCGCGGCGGGCCGAGCAATCCGCTCGGGGGTTCCGGCGGGTGTTGCAGGACACCCTCTCCGGGGCGACGATGGGCGCCGGCATGGCGGTGGCGAACGCGGCGCTGAGCGTGCTGGTGCAGGCGTTCAACGCCGCCCAGGACGCGGTGATCGGGTTCAACAGCACGCTGGAGCAGGCCGACCTGGCCTTCGGCAAGATGCTGAAATCGGGGGAGGCCGCCAGGTCCTTCCTGGCCGACCTGAAGCGCTTCGCGGCGCAGACGCCGTTCGAGTTCCCCGAGTTGCTGACCGCCAGCCGGCGTCTGCTGGCCTTCAAGTTTCAGGCCGGGCAGATCATCCCGCTGATGACCGCCATCGGGGACGTGGCGGCGGCCAGTGGCAATGCCGGGGCGGAGGGGATTGGGCGGCTGACGACGGCCCTGGGGCAGATGCAGGCCAAGGGGCGGGTGCAGCAGGAGGAGTTGCTGCAACTGCAGGAGGCGGGCGTCGCCACCAGTGAGATTCTGGCGATCGTGGCCCGCGACGTCGGCATGACGATGGATGAGGTGGAGGAGGCGCTGAGCAAGGGGCGCATCTCCAGTGACGCGTTCATCAAGGCGTTCATGGAGTGGAGCCAGGCCAACGTCGGCGGGATGATGGCGGAGCAGGCCAAGACCTTCCAGGGGGCCATGTCCACCATCTCCGACAGCCTGCGGGACGCGGCGGCGACCGCCTTCCGGGCGCTGTTCGTGCGGTTGAGCGAGGCGGCCCAGCGGTTCGCCCAGTTCGTGCAGTCGGCCGAGTTCGGGGAGTGGGTGCAAAAGACGGCGCTGTACGTGGAGTTCGTGATCCGGGCGCTCGCGGTGCTGGCGAACGCCTTCCAACGGACGATGGTGGCGATCGCGACGATCGTGGTGACGGCCGGAGCGGTGATCCTGAAGGGGATGGCCCTGCTGAACCCGTTCGTGCGGCACTCCCCGAGCCTGGTGGAGTCGGTGGAGGAGGGGTTCGGGCGGCGCATCCCGGCGGCGATCGCCGGCATGGCGGAGCAGGTGCGGGAGAAGCTGGCGATCGCCGGCCGGGCGGTGGCGGCCTTCAAGGCGATGGCGAGCGGGGGGCTGGCGCGGGCGGAGGGGCTGCGGGAGTCGGAGACGGTGGGCCAGGTGGCGCGGCTGGGGCCGGGGGCGACCGGGGCCTATGTCGAGGCCCGGAACGCGATGCGGGACCTGGAGAGCCAGGCCGAGAGCCTGGGTGGGGAGATTCGGGAGGGGGAGGCGGCGCTGCGGGAGATGGAGCGGGCGCTGCGGCCGCTCCAGGATGCGTTCGACGCCGCGTCCCGGCGGGTGCAGGGCTACCGGAACACCATCGCCGAGGCGCAAGAGGCGATGCGGCGGCTGGTGAGCGAGGGCAAACTGCCCGGCGAGGAGCATCACGAGAACCAACTGGCCGACAACCGGCGCCGGCAGGCCGAGACGGAACTGCGGATGCTGGAACTGAAGGCGAAGGGGTCCCCGACCGCGACCGATGAGCGGGAGTACCAGCGGTTGCAGAAGCAACTGGAGGGGTTGCGGACGGAGGAGCAAAGGCTCCGGTTGCAGGGGGAACTGACCTTCGGGGAGCAGCGGCGGAAGTTGGCTCAGGCTGCCGGTGAGCATAAGGAGGTGAGCGCCAGGGACCGGCTGGCAGGGATCCTCAAGGCCAAGGAGGCACTCCAGCAGGCCCAGCAGGCGCTGCCGGCAGCCGAGGCCGAGATGAAGGGGGCCGGGGAGGCGCTGGAACTTGCCAAGGGGAAGATCGAGCTCCAGCGAACGGCGTTGCAGGACCTGAAGGATGAGTACGCGGAGATCACGCGGGAGTTGCAGGCGCAGCGGGCGGCGATGGACCAGATGCTCGCCGAGGCGCGGGAGTTGGACCAGGCGGCGAAGGCTGGCGCTGGTGGGGCTGGCAAGGGCGATATTGGGAAGGGGCTGACGTTCGGGGCGGGGACCGCGCCGCCGTGGGCGAAGAAGGCCGACGACTGGGCCACGGAGAACAACGCCCTGCGCTCGCTGGCGACCGAGCTTGAGGAGACACTGAAAACGCTGGAGAAGAACCTGGACACGGGCGTGGGCAAGATCGAGGCGTTCGCGACCGGGTTCCAGAAGCAATTCGGGATCGAGGGCGGGCTGCCGGGGGCACTGGCCGCGTTCCGGCAGGGGTGGGATGACAACTTTGGGCCAATGATGGAGAAACTGGGCGAGTTTGGGACCTGGCTGAGTGAGAACACGCCCGCCGCGATGCAGGGGTTCCAGCGTGGGTGGGAGACTTATCTGCGGCCGACCTTCGAGGCGATCCGGGAGGGGGCCAAGACGGTGGGGGTGGACGTGAACACGGGCCTGGTGCAACTGTTCTCGCTGTGGCTGCCGCTGAGCCTTGGGAACTGGCAGCGGTCCTGGGCAGTGGCGGAGGCGGTGTTCAAGGGGATGGGTCCGCTGTTCGACCCCCATGGGCCGATGAAGCCGCTGTACGATTTCGAGGTGTTCTGGCGGGTGACGCTGCCGGTGGCGGTGAATGGGTTCCTGGGCAACACCCTGGACAAGTTGTTGGAGGGGCTGGGCAGCCTGTTGGAGAAATTGCGGCCGATTGGGGAGGTGCTGGGGGCGATCAAGAAGGGGTTCGAGTCGATCAAACCCCCGGACTGGATGGGGGGCGGGAACGCCGCGCCAGGCATGGACGGCGGCAACGGCCGGGGGAGCGGCGGGGGCCGGCGGCAGATGTACGCGACCGGGGGGAGTTTCGTGGTGGGCGGCCACGGGGGGCTGGACAGCCAGCTCGTGAGCTTCATGGCGACGCCGGGGGAGCGGGTGACGATCACGCCGCCGGGGAATGGGGGCGGTGCGCTGGCGCTGACCGGGCCGCTGGTGGGGAGCATCTCGATCCAGGGGCGAGAAGACGTGACGGCGCTGCTGCGGGCGCTGGAGGGGATGCTGATGCAGGCGCTAGAGCAGGCAGGGGGGAGTGGGACGCGATTCCCGCTGGGGATGGAGCGGCGGATGTAGGAGGGGCGTGTGCCGACGTATGCTGGCGTGACCTTTCAGGTGCACCTGGACGGCTCCTGGGTGCCGGAGTGGGACCGGGAGGTGGTCATCACCCGGACGCTGATCCCTGGGAGTGGCAAGGAGAACGTGCAGAGCGCCGGGTTCCAGAACCGGCGTATCCGGGTGGTGGCCGACTTCACCAGCCTGGCCGACCTGCAGACCATGCAGGGTGCGGTAGGGACGACGCTGCGGACGTTGGGGAGCTTCCTGGGGGCGACGCACACGGCGATGCTGACGGCAGTCCGGAATCCACGGAAGGTCTACGGGCAGGGGGTGTATCGGGCCGAGTTGGAGTTCGAGCGGTTCAGTTGACACCCTTGGGTATCATTTACTCGTTATGGTAGTAGTGCGATCGGGGTAGGGGTCAGGGATGGGGCTGTCAGACCGGATCGACGCCGACAATCAGTTGATCTCGGCCGTGGTGTACGCGGGTGGGCGGCGGTTGAGCGGCGTGGTCTCGGTGACGGTGGACCTGGGGTACGACGTGGTGAGCGCCTCCGCGACCGTGACGCTGGATGGGGCGGTGCCCTCGCACGTGACGTTCCGGCAGAAGCTGGAGGTGTGGCTGGGCTGGGACGGCTACCTGGCGGCGGTGTTTGTCGGCTTCGTGGAGGATGACGGGCGGCGCTATTTCCCCCAGCAGGGGACGATCCGGGGGGCGGGGTGGTTGCGACTGGCCCAGTATTCCTACCCGAGCGACCTGAGCTACAGCAGCCAGACGGATACGGCGATCGTGGAGAGCCTGCTGGGCCTGGTTGGGGTGCCCGAGCGCTCGATCCAGGGTCGGGGCTACACGATGGGCGTGACGAAGGCCGTGACCGTGCGGGCGGGGCAACCCGTGTGGGACCGCATCAATGAGTTGGACCAGGTGTGGGGCTATAAGACGTTCGACAGCCCGGACGGGAAGGTGCGGCGGCGCCGGATCAGCGGGAACCCGGCCGGCGGGAGCGTGTGGACCTATACCGAGGGCGACAACATCATCCAGATCGACCGGCCGCGGACGATCCGGGGCGTGCACAACAAGGTGATCGTACGGGGGCTGCCGGGGACGCTGTTCACCCCCAGCAGCACCCGGCAGGCGACCAGTCCCTACGTGCCCACGCCGCCCACCTACGTGCCCTACGAGTTCGTGTCCGATCTGATTGAGGACAACACGGCCGCTGAGGAGATCAGTCTGCGGCTGATGAGTGACGTGAACAAGCTGGTGGAGGAGGTGCAACTGGAGGTCGGGGGCAACCCGCTGCTGCGGCCGGGTCAGACGATCTCGGTCACGGCCCCCAGCGTGGGCATCGGGAGCGCCACCCGCTACCGCATCCGGCACATCAGCCACCGGATGACCGGGCGGGAGTTCAGGACGAGCCTGCTGGTCGAGGGTGGGGCCGGGGAGGCGGGCTACGAGGTAGACCTGGACCCAGAGGCGGCCTTCACCTACCGCGTGACGCGGGAGACCTTCCAGATCTGGAACGGGGCAGGCTACGACGCCAGCGCCCAGTATTACACCGTCATGTGCGACGCCTCGCCCTCCTGGGACCCGGACGGGACGATCGCCGCCTATAGCTGGTCGAACAACAAGAACGGCGACGTCGGGAGCGCGTCCACCTACCAGACCAAGTTCACCGCCGCCCAGATTGCCACCGCGACCATCACGCTGACCGTGACCGACAACGACGGCAATACAGCCAGTGTGACCCACAATGTGGGGGTGGGCGGGGAGGTTGCGCCCCAGCTCGTTCGGAAGCTGGCCGTGGCGGCCGGCAGCCAGGCCGAGTGGTCCCCGGATGGCGGGACAACCTGGTACACCTGGGCTCCTGGGGCGGGGGCCGTGGTGAGCACGCCGGAGATCGCGCCCGAGGACATCACCTACTTTGGGCTATCGGACGGCAAGCTCTACCGGCTGGAGGACTGGGACAGCAGCTCGGCGCCGGCGCTCCTCACCACCTTCGACGCCCAGGTGAACTGCATCTGGGTGAACGAGGCCGACAACAACCGGATCTGGGTGGGGCTGGCGAACGGGAAAATCCACCTGAGCGTCGACGGGGGCGTGACCTGGACGCTGAAGAAAACCTACGGCAACCCGGTGCTGCGGCTGATCGAGAGCGCGTTCGAGCCGGGGCAGGTGCGGGTGGCGGTGGGGAATACGATCAGGATCACCTACACCGAGTTCGCTGACGACGCGACGCTGATCCTGTTCGACGCGGGGGCGACGGCGCGGCACACGGCCGGGGCGCTGGGGTTCGGGGGCTACGGCTGCGGGAGTGTGAGTAGTGGGCAGACGAACGCCGTGCAGAAGGAGGATGGCACGGTCATCACCTTCCCGGCGCTGACGCCGGCGGTGGAGGACGTGCGGGGGATCGCCCATCACATCCGGGATGACGTGCTGTTCGCGGTGGACGCGCAGGGACGGTCGTTCCGTAAGGGGGCGGGGAGCACGACCTTCACCCAGATGGGGACACTGAACGGATCGGGGACGGTGAATCACGTCATTCGGGACGGGGACGCGCCGGAGATCATCTACGCGGCGGCCGATGACGGGCTCTACAAGACCTGGGACGGGGCGGCGACCTGGGTGCGGCTGCGGGACTACACGGCTGTGGGGCTGGTTGGTCGCCAGGTGGGGTACGGCGGGGCGGGGGCCTGGTCCATCGCTCCGGTGACGGTTGTCAGCACGGGTGGGGTTGGCAAGGTCGCGAACCTATGGAACGGGGTATCCAACGACACCCCGCCGGCTGGCTGGACCGACGTGGGATTTGCCGATAGCGGCTGGGCGGCCAGCATGCAGATGACCCAGAACATTAGCGCCTATTATCTCCCGCCGAGTGGGGCGCAGTGGGTGAGCACGCACGGGACCGGGATCGGGGTAGCGGCCAATAACGAGTTCCTGTTCCGGCAGACGTTCACCGTCGGGGATGGGGAGATTACGGCCGTGACGCTCGCCCTCAACTATGACGACTACCTCATCGGCTTGTGGATCAACGGCGTGCTGGTGGTTCAGGACCTGTCCCACTCCGATCCCCAGCCGGACCCGGCCGACAATTACGCCATCAGTCCGAGCCTGCTGGTGAATGGGACCAACGTCATCGCCGCCCACGTGCGGCAATCCAGCGCGGTGAACTCGCCCCAGGCCATCAGTTTCCGCTTGGAGGTGCGCTGATGTTCGCTGACTGGCTGCGGTCCCTGCGGGAGCAATGGGAGCGGGACATTCGCCGGCACCTGCTGGATGCCGGCATCTCCGGCCGCACCATCGACGCCAGCAACCTATCCGGCGTCACCACGGCCGTGGCCCGGGTGGGGGTGCGCAAAAACAGCGGCGGCAGCACCTACTTCCGGCGACGGGTGAATCTGGTCGAGGGGATCGGGGTGACGCTCACGCTGACCGATGACGGGGCGAATGAGGAGGTCGACGTCATGGTGAGTGCCACCGGGTCATCGGCTGGGGTATTCAACGTGCGGGAATACGGGGCCGCCGGGGACGGCGTGGCTGACGACGCGGCGGCCTGCCAGTCGGCGATCGACGCCGCCGTGACGGCCGGCGGTGGCGACGTCGTTTGGCCCGCCGGGACCTACAAGCTTGGCAGCGGGCTAACCGTGACCGGGAACGTGAGGATCAGGCTCATCGGGCGCGGGGCGACGCTCAAGCCGCAGGCGAACGTCACGGCCATCCGCGTCACCCAGGCCCTTGGCGGGACAAGCGTCGGCTGCCTGATCGACGGATTCGTGATCGACGGGGACGACCTGGCCGGCAGCATCGGCATCCAGCTCAAGGACACCGACCGGCCCACCGTGCGAAACTGCTGGATCACCGACTGTGCCATCGGGATCAGCTTCGCCGTCACCACCGCCGGCTCCACGTGGGTTGAGGGCGCCGCCATCTATGACACGTTCATACACTCCTGCACCAATGGCGTCACGTTCGAGCGGCTGGGTGGGGTCAGCACGGCCTCCTTCGGCGAGACGGTGATGGTCAACGTCGGGATCAATGACTGCACCGTGGGCCTGTCGATCAACAACGCTTGCAACATGTACCGGAGCAGCATCAAAGGGATGACCATCTGGTGCTACGCCGGCCAGAAGGCCCTCTACCTGAATGGCGTGTTCCACGGGACGATTTTCGAGATCGGGCTGGAGAGTTTCAGCGGTTCCGGGACGACTGGCATCCACGTCGGCCCAAACGCCAGCAATACCCACCTGATGCAGCTCTACACGAATTTCACCGGACCATTTGGCACCCCATATAACATTTACTCAGGCAAATATATTCGTTTCCAGGAGGGGCAGCGCCTCTGGACCAATGCCGGCCAAGCGTATTTTGAGGGTATCCAGATCAACGACACCGCGGGTCGCCTGGTGCTGGCCGGGTGGTATGCCGGTGGCGGGGGGATCGAGGCCGGTCCCGGAGGGACCGGCAGTCGGGATGTGAATCTGTACCGCAAGGCGGCCAACGTCTGGGCCACCGACGACGTGTTCGTGTTGGGGAGCTTCACCACGGCGGCGCTGCCGGCGGCGGCGACGGCCGGGGCCGGGGCGCTGGCCTACGTGAGCGACGCCGCCAGCAAGCTGCAAATCAGCGACGGCACGGCATGGTATGCGGTGATGATCAACCCGATGACCGCGGCGGGGGACCTCATTCTGGGCGGCACATCGGGGTCGCCACAGCGGCTGGCAGTCGGGTCCGAGGGGAAGGTGCTCAAGGTGGTGAGTGGTAGCCCGAACTGGGCGACCCATAACGCCGGGCACGCCATCGAGGACGAGGGGATCGCGCTCACCCAGCGTGATGCGCTGAACTTCACGGGGAGCGGCGTGGCGGCGACGGACGACGCCGGTGCCGGCAAGACGGTGGTGACGGTCAACCGCTGGGAGCCGCTGACGAATGGGGTCGCGGCGACGCCGGAGTTGGTGTATGCCGATGGCGACGTGATCATGGTGGAGGAGACGGCGTGACGAAGTTGAACGAGGTTATCCTGAGGGACACGCTCGCCAACCGGCCGGCGGCCGGGGTGGCCGGGAGACTGTTCTACGATACGACCAACAATCAGCTCCAGCGCGACAACGGCTCGGTCTGGGAGAGTGTGGAGGGGTCCGGGGGCGGGGGTGGTGCGCCGGTCAGCGCCACCTACGTGGTGGAGGACGCCGATGGGACACTGACGGCCGAGCGGGTGCTGGGGACGACGGTCATCACCCAGGCGGCCTATGGGAGCCGGCAGGCGGCGGCCAAGGCGGGGAGATTGTTCTTTCCGACCGACGGGTTCACGCTCGATCGAGATAATGGCTCGGCCTGGACCCCATACGGGCCAATTTTCCCACTCACACCCCCCGTCGATGGCGATTTCGCCTGGGTCAATCAGGGTAGCGCCACGGTGACGACAGCAAACGGCGGCATCCACCTCTCAGACCCGGCTAATGTGGGCGGCGGGTTCCGAATCAGGAAGAAGGCGGCCCCAGCGACGCCGTATTCCATCGTCGTCTGCATGCTGCCGCTCATCGCCACGATGGCGGTAGGGGGGAACAACCCCGAGGTGGGGATGTGCTGGCGCCAGTCGACTGACGGGAAGCTGGTGGTGGTACGGTTTGCGAATGATGTGGAGGTGATCAACCTCTTTGTCGACAAGTTCACCAATCCCACGACGTTCAGTGCACGCTATACGTCAATGAAGGCCAACCATTTCCTTGCAGCGGGGGCGCTCTGGCTCAAGCTGGAGGATGACGGGACCAACCGGAAGGTGCACTACGGTGTGGACGGGGTGAACTGGCAGCAGCTTCACTCGGTGTCTAGGACTGATTTTCTGACCGCGGATGAGGTGGGGTTCTACGCCTCGGCGGGGAATGCGACGTACAAAGCTGGGGTGACGCTGCTGAGTTGGAAGCAGGGGTAAGGGGGAGGGAGCGATGGCGTGCATCTACGCGGCGGAGTCGGGGGAGATTGTGGCGCTCTATGCCAACGACGAGGAGGAGCGGCGTTACGGGCCGCCGCCGGCCTGGGCGCACCGGCTGCGGTTTGACGAGAGGACGAACGCGCACATCCTGGCCGGGTATGGCCGCGATCACAATGGGCATCGGCTGGTGGGGTCGGAGTTGCGGCACAACGGGGTGCTGGTGACGGTGAACCCGGATGGTGAGGAGGAGGGGGACACCGGGGCGACGCTAGCGCGGACGCTCCGGGACTATCTGGAGGAGACGAGGAACCCGACCGGGGCGCAGACGGTGAGGGCGGTGAGGGCGCTCTGTCAGGTGGCGCTCTCGCTGATGCGCCAGGGGCGGCGGGTGGATGGCTGAGGGTCGTGGGGAGGAGGGGGGATGGACGGGAATCTGATGCCGTGGGCGCAGTTCGGCGCCCTGGGGTTGGTGGCTGGGACTGTCATGCTCGCCTATCGGTCGCTGGTGGAGCGGCTGCTGGGGGTGGTGAAGGACAATACGACGGCGATGGTGGAGGTATCTGGTGCGGTGCGGGCAAACACGGAGGCGATGGGGCGGCTGACGTGGATGGTGGACCGACTGCGGGACATCGTGGACGACCTGGACGACCGGGTGATGACGCTGGAGGGGCAGGGGGGACAGGGTTCACGGCGGAGGGAGGTGCGCTGATGCTGGACGGGGTGGACCCCGATGGGGTGATGCAGGCGGTGCTGGTGGTGAGCCTGGCGATCGCGTCGCTGGTGCAGGGGACAGTCGCGGTGATTCGGATGGCGGTGGCCCCGCCGCGGTGGGTGGTGCCGCTGGTGGCGATCCTGGCCGGGGTAGGGGCGGCCGAGTTGCTGATCCTCGCGCCCCGGAGCATGCACGCGACGGCGCTGCTGGGGGGCTGGATGGCGGCGCTGGCGGCGGTGGGGACGGTGGAGCTCGTGGGGCGGGCGAAACCTAGAGGTGTTAGCAATACTCATGGGGAGCGGTCGTAGTGGAGCGTGGGGTGCTGGTCGGGCAGGGGCCGGCGGCCTGGTCGGGGGAGCATGGGGTCGTGGCGGCGATGTGGGGGCTGCTGCGGTCCGACCTGGCGCTGGGCTGGGCGCGGGGGGCGAGGGGCCGGCTGGGGCTGGCGGCCTTCTATTTCCTGCACCGGCCGTCGTTCGCCCGGTGGCTGGCGGTGTCGGGGGTGAGGGAGGACCCGGCCATGGTGCGGGATACCCTGCTGGTCGGCTGCTGGCCTCGGGGCGGTGGGGGGGCGGAGTATCCCGAGCCCCCTGGGGAGGATGAGGCGCTGGAGGCGTGGCTGAAGCGGCAGCGGAGGGGGTGGGGGGCGTGAGCATGCGGTATCGGATGGTGGGCGGGGGCGGGGTGGGGCCGGTTGGGCGGCCCGGCAAGCGGGCGGTGCCATGGGGGCGGGTGCTGGTGGGGGCGCAGCTCGCGCTGGACCTGGCGCTGGGCGCGGGGCTGGTGGGGATGGCGCGGCGGGCGGAGGCGGCCGAGGCGCGGGTCGTGCGCCTGGAGTGGCAGATGCGAGACGTATCGGGGTACGTGCACGAGCTGATGCGGGCGTTGATGCCGAGGGGGCGATAGAGGGAGGCGACAGTGGGGGGGGTGGTAGTCCGGATGTTCCCCGAGACGCGGTGCTGGATACGGGGCGAATTCCTGGACGCCTGGGATGAGGTGGTCGGGGAGGTGGGGGAGGAGGCGGCGGTGAGGCTGCTCGGGCGGCCGATCGCGAACGCCCGGTGGGACGGGGACGTGGCGATCCAGGTGTTCGAGCGCTGCCGGATGGAGCGGTTGGGAGCGGGGCGGGCTCGCGTGGTGCCGGAGGGTGCGGGAGCGGTGCTGGTGCGGTCAATGCTGCGCGGGTTGGGATGCATGGCCGTCCGGGAGGGGGAGCCGGCGACCTGATCGCTGCCCGAGAGCGCAAGCGCGCAAGTCGGCCCCCGCTGATAATCCAGCGGGGGCTTTCTTGTGTCCGTGGTGGCGGGCCAAATTGGGCGACTGGAGCACTTGACTAATCCCGGTTGTCATGAGATACTGGGGATGCGATACTCTAGGGTATCGGTGATGCAGTAGCGAGATACGGTGGGATGGACGATGGCGAAGCGGGGCCTGGAATGGGTTGACGCGACGATCGAGGCGGTGAACGACAAGGGCCTGAAGTGGGGCGGGGAGTGGCACAACTTTTCGAAGTGGGCCAACAAGGACCGGCATGTGCCCAGCAAGGGCGAGACGGTGCTGGTGGGGATGGACGGGGAGTTCGTGATGGACGTCGCGCCGGCGGGTGAGAAGGCGAGCGGCGTGGCGGGCGCGGTCCCGGTGGCGGCGGCGGCGCTGGCGAGCGCCGAGCGGGAGCGGACGATCACCCGCCTGGCGGTGCTGAAGGCGGCGGTGGAGTTCCTGGGGACCCGGATGCAGGCGCATCCGGAGCAGGAGATCAAGGCCGATCACGTTCTGGCGCTGGCCACCAAGTTCGAGTCGTGGGTGAACCGTCCGTCTGAGGAGGGGGGTGAGTAGGATGGCGGGGACGTTCCCGGAGATCGTGACGGTGGCCGTGGTGGCGGAGTTGAGCGATCGGTGGTCGATCGAGTTCCGGCCGCGCCGGGACGGCCGGCTGACGGCGATCCTGCGGGACGCCGCGACCGGGCAGTCCTGGCGGCAGGTGGTCGTGCGGCCGGTCACGGCGTTCAATTCGGCCTACTGGTCGCTGCTGCGGAGCGATCACGAGGCGGCCGAGCGGGCGGGTGAGTTGGGCGGGTTGCGGAGCGTCGGGCGGTGAGCTCATGACGGAGCAGGGGACCGCGGATCACGCGATCCTGCACCTGCGCCCGTATGGCCGGGGGCCGATCCCGGCCTTCTACCAGGATCGAGTCGAGGAGGTGTGACGGTGGTCGATGCGTTGGCCCTGGCCGCGTTCAGTGGGGCGTTCGGGCAGTCGAGGGCGCTGGTGCGCGGGGACGGGCTGGTGGCCCTGGAGGGGGAGGACGCGACCGCGTACCTGCCTGCCGAGCCGCTCGCGGAAGGGGCGCACCTGGAGGTGCCGGCAGGCGACTGGGATTGCATCGCGCTCCCTGAACTCAAGCGGGGCGACCTGCGCTGGCGGACCCCGGCGAGGCCGCAGGGGACGCTGTGGCCGGTGGCGCGGGGCGGGCGGGCGATGCTGCGCCTGGACGGGCAGGAGGCGCGGCTGGTGGGCCTGGCCTCGCGGATGGCTTCGGCCGATGACTACCGGCCGCTGCTGGGGAACGTCTGGTTCCAGCCGGCCGATGGGCGGTGGCACGCGGTGGCGACCGATGGGTGTCGCCTGATGGCCGTCCACCTGGGTCCGACCGCCCGGACGGCGATCGGGGGGAAACTGGAGGGGGAGGGGCTGTTCCTGCCGCGGGGGGTGGCGCTGGCGCTGGGCCGGGCGCGGCCGGACCGGGTGGTGATCTCCCTGGGTCTGCGGGACCAGGCGCCCCGGACGATCAAGGTGCGGTGCCTGCGAGAGATCGATGGGGAGATGCGGGCGGTGGCCCTGGTGGGGGTGAAGCATCTGGTGTCCGGCTGTCCGAACTGGCGGGCGGTGCTGGAGATGGCGACCAGGACGGTGACGGCGCGGGCGACGCTCCACCGCTCCCAGCTCGGCTACCGGCTGGCGGCGCTGGTGGCGGAGCACCGGGCCGCCCAGCGGGCGGGCCAGAAGGGGAGGTACGACCGGACGGTGTTCTGGTGCGGGCGGGTGGCGTTCGACCACGAATTGCTGCTGACGCTGGCGGACCCGTGGCTGGGGGACGCGACGATCGCGTTCGGCTGGGAGGACCGGCCCGAGAGCGAGGCGCCGATGCACGTCCGGATCGGGGAGCGGGTCGAGGGGGCGATCATGCCGCTGGTGCTCGGGAGGGACGGGGACGGCAACGGCGTGGCGCCGGACCTGGCTCCCGAGCGGGAGCCCGAGGCGGCGGGCATCGCCCCCTGATACCTCGGGGGATGGACCACACGGTGGGTGATGGAAGGGGAGGTGAAGGTGGGGGCGGTCGATGCGTGAGGCGATCGAGCGGGCGGCGTTGCTGGAGCGCATGGCCGACGTGCTGGGCCGGCTGGGTCCGGGGTGTCGGGCCATGGGGGAGCGGCACCGGGCGGCGGCGGCCCGGCTGCGGGAGGCTGGGCGATGCGGGGGGGGGCGATCGCCACGGGGTCGCGTTGCACTGGCGGTATGCCTGGTATGCCTAGCGGCGGGAGCTACGAGCCGGCGTACGGGGCAGAGAAGGCAGTCTGGAATAGGAAATTAGGAGGGGATGGGATAGTCGCTTAGTAGGGCTGAAATTGATTGACTGGGGGAGAACATGAGGCGTATAACGTGGAGTAGGCAAGATCGGAGGGAGAGGAATGGGAGAGCCGACTCTGGTCGAGATCACCACTACGAGGTTCGTAGCTCGGACGGGGTGGTGATCCTGGTGGCGCTGCGGTTCGCGGACGCGGCGTCCTGGGTGCGGGGCCTGCCTGTCCGCGAGTGGGGGACTATTCGATCCTGGAGATTGCCGACGCGAGTCTGGACGGGGAGGTAGCGGCCGCCATGGGGCGATGGCGGGCAGTGGTGATGGGCGTGGTCAGGGGCGCGTGATCGCGAGATCGTGTTAGTGAGGAATGGGGTTGATGGCGGCAGAGTATATCTGCGACTGCTGTGGGAGGCGAGCGCCGGGAGTGGCGATCGACCATCGGTTCCGTCCCCCATCGGACTGGTTCACTCGGAGTTTCACCCTGCCGAGCGGGCGGCACGTGATCCTGTGTGGGTGCTGTCAGGAGTGCATGGAGCAGATGGACCTGGTGGATGGGGAGAGGGGAACGGACCGGCTGGTGGCGCAGTGGCCGATCACATTCGGGGGAGAGCGGGACGGTGCGGACGGTGGAAACCTGGGTCGCCATCTCTGGCGGGGTGGTTGGGGGGGGGATGGCGCTGATTGAGGCGCGACCGATCGCGTGTCGGGCGCTTGACAGATCAGCGATCAGGTGAGATACTACGGGTATGACACGCTAGGGTGTCACCGATTGGCGGGTGCGTGAAGGGAGGGGGCGATGCCCTGCAACCTGGCGGTGTCGATCACGAAGGTGGCCCTGACGGGGCCGGCGGCGAGCCTGGTGACGCCGGAGGCGGTCAGGGCGCTGGTAGAGGCGCACCTGCTGGAGGCATTTGGGGTCACGAGCCAGGTGTATGTCAGCAACGGGTCGGTGTATGGGAGCGCGACCGTCCGGGGGGAGGGGGTGTCGATCGCGGTCTGTGGGGGCCAGGTGACGGTGCGGGCGGTGACGGCGGCGACCCGTGAGGCGATCCTGGCGGGGCTGACGGGGCTGCTGGGGCAGGCGGGGGAGTTGGCCCTGGCCTCGGCGGTGGCGGAGGTGCTGGCCGAGTTCGGGGGGGACCTGGTGGCGGACCAGGTGGCCGTTGACGATGGTGGGACGGTGCGGCCGGCGCACCGGCTGACGCTGAACTTCTGAGGGGGTGCGCGATGCGGGAGGTCGTGGCGCTGGTCTACGGGGGGACGGTCGAGGTGCACTGCAACGGGATGTCGTTCGGGGAGGCGGAGGCGCTGAGCCGGCTGTTCGCGGAGCGGCTGGGCCTGCGGGTGCCGATCACGATGACCCAGGAGCCGGAGCAGCACCGGGAGGATGGCCCCCGGCACGTGCACGTCGTGGGGGCGCACCGGCTGGGGCACTGAGGCGTCCCGAGCCGACCAGTCCGGGTGGGGGAGCCCGGCGGGCCGATGGACCGGCCTGCCGGGCTCCTGCTTTTCCTGGTGGCCCGCCACCAGGCGCTTGACAGATCAGCGATCAGGTGAGATACTGGGCGCATGACACGCTAGAGTGTCAGTGATGCAATCACGAACGGGAGGGAGACGCGATGGGGGCAACGATCGCCAGTCCAACGATCGCCAGTCCGGCGTGGTATCAGGAGTTGAGCCAGGCGTACGGGTCGGGGGAGGCGCACGCCTTCATCCTGTCGGGGGACACCGCGGGGTACGTGGAGCAGACCCGGACGCTGCGGGGGTACCTGGAGGAGGTGCTGAGCCGGCCGCGCAACGAGGCGCGCAGGGACGGCATCGAGAGCATTCTGGTCCGGTACGACCGGGCCTCGGGGGTGACGTTCGGGAGCCCGGAGCAGGAGCGGCGGGCGATCGCGCTCGTGACCGGGAAGGAGGCCGGGGCGAAGCCGGCCAGCCCGACCGCTGCCGCGCTGGGGGCGATCGGGGGGAGCCTGCCGGGGGCCGGCAATCCGTTCGCCAGCACCCAGCCCCTCGCCGCCCTGACGGCGATTGATAAGCTGGTGCGGGCCTCGGGCGGGGTGAATCAGGTGAGCGTGGTGATCGATGAGGCGCAGACGATCTGCCCGGCCGCCGACGTGGCGACGATGAGCGGGGAGGATCGGACGCTGCTGGTGCTGCTCAAGACGTGGGCGCGGGATGAGCGGGTGGCCCGGACCAAGGCGATCATCGTCCTGCTGGTGGGCGACCTGACCGAGCTCCACCCCGACCTGCGGGCGGCCTCGGGCGGCTGGCGGTCGGTGCTGGTGCCCCTGCCCGATCAGGCGCGCCGGGAGGGGTTCATCGCCTGGTGGCTGGCCCAGCGGGCGGCGAAGGGTAGGGCGGTGGACCTGGACGGGCTGACGGTGGAGCAATTGGCCCGGGCGACGGCGGGGCTGAACCTGCGTGGCGTTGAGGACGTGCTGCTGCGGGGGGCGAAGGCGGGAGCGGTGACGGCCGGGATCGTGAAAGCGCGCAAGGATGAGATCATTCGGAGCGAGTACGCGGAAGTGGCGGAGATGCTGGAGCCGCTGCCGGGCGGGCTGGAGGACGTCGGGGGGCTGGATTTTGTGAAGGGGTGGCTGGCCCGGCGGCTGCTGGGTCCGATCGAGGCGGGGCGGACGGCGGACGTGCCGAAGGGGCTGCTGCTGGTGGGGCCTCCGGGCACCGGCAAGACGTACCTGGCCCGGGGGATCGCCGGGGCGACCAGGATGAACGCGATCCAGATCAGGATGGAGAAGGTGCAGGATAGCCTGGTGGGGGCCAGCGAGCGGAAGATGGCGCGAGTGCTGGGGTTCGCCCTGGCCCTGGCCCCGACGATTATTTTCGTGGACGAACTGGACCAGACCGATATCGGGACCCGTGGGGACACGTCGGGGAACCCCGTGGCGAAGAACCTGTTCAACCAACTGCTGACCTTCCTGGGGGATGAGGTGATCCGGGGGCGGGTGGTGCTGATCGCGGCCAGCAACCGGCCCGAGAAGTTGGACCCGGCGCTGTTGCGGTCGGGCCGGATGGACGCGATCCTGCCGGTGCTGCTGCCGGGGATGGCCGACCGGGCGGCCATCGCGGCGCGGCACCTGCTGAGCCGGGGGATGGACCTGAGCCGGTGTGCCACGGGGATGCTGGCCGCTGGGACCGAGCGGTACAGCTCGGCCGACGTGGCGGCCGTGGTGGGGGAGGCCGTGCTGCTGGCGCGGGACGAGGGCCGGGACTACATCAGCCCGGCCGACGTGGAGGCGGCGCTGGCGGACGTGCTGCCGAGCGTCAGCCCGCAGCAGAACGACCAGTACACGCGGCTGGCGATCGCGGCCTGCAACCGGCGGAGCCTGCTGCCGCCGGAGTGGCGGGACCGGATGGAGGCGGCCCGCGAGACGGCCACGGCCGAGTCCGGCGGGGGCCGGTGGGAGTGGGCGGAGGAGCGGAGCCTGTGACGGATGGGGGCGGCGGGGCGTTGCCCCGCCGCTTCGTATCAGCGAGGGAGGGGCGCGATGGGCACGCGGTACGGGGAGTTCGAGTTCGAGTTGTTGCTGGAGGGTGGGGAGATCGTCACCTGGACGGGGACGGACGGGGTGGACGCCGCGCATCGGTACGCCGCCAGCCACCAGGGAGTGGCCGTGATCGCCTGGCGGGAGCCGGTACGCCGGTGGGGCGTGTACGTATGGGGCGGCGCCAGGATCATCGAGCCTGGTGATGACCGGCGCTAGCTCCCTGGTGGCCCGCCACCAGGCGCTTGACAGATCAGCGATCAGGTGAGATACTGGGCGCATGACACGCTAGGGTGTCAGTGATGCAATCACGAACGGGAGGGAGACGCGATGGGGCGCGTGCTGACCGAGGAGGAGGCGCGTGCCGCCTGGGGTCGGGAGGGGTTCCACCGGGTGGCCCCCTGGTGTGGCCTGGGGGACGTGGTGGCGGTTCGCGAGCAGCTATTGGAGGGATAGGACCGTGGCAACTGACGTGCAGGAGATGGTGACGGACGCGGGGGTGCGGTCGGTGGACGCTCGGGCGCTGATGCAGGACGGCGTGGTGGCGCGGGTGCGGATTCAGCGCTGGCGGCCCTATGCCGGACTGGATGAGGCCGACCTGGGCCTGCCGGCGATGGACGACGAGGAGAAGCGGCGGGTGCGCCGGGTGATCGACCTGGGGCGGAAGCTGCTGGTCACGCCCGAGTGGGAGCGCCGGGTGCACAAGGATGAGGAGGCGATCCGGGGCGTGCTGGAGCGCAACAGCTTCAACATCGGGGGGGCGCGGTTCATTCCGGCGCGGTCGTACCTGCGCTGGAAGGCCGAGCACGCGGCGGCCGTGCAGCGGCTGCTGGAGACCAGGGACGCGATGGTGGCCGCCTGGGATGAGATCGGGGAGACGTTGCGGGCTGAGTTCGCTCGGGCGGCCGACGTTGCCTATCGCAATGCCTCGGCGGTGAGCGGCGAGGTTGCCGCGATGGGGCCGGTCGCCTTCCGGGAGGAGTACGTGGGGCGGGTGATGGCCCTGCGGCCCGGCCCGGAGGCGGTGGCGCAGTCGTTCTCGGTGACGGTGGAACTGGACTACCTGGACTCCAGCGCGGCCCCGGCGGGTCCGGTGGCCGAGCAGCCTGGGACGGCTCGGGAGATGATGGCCGCCGACGTGGCCGCCGACGTGGCGAGACGGCGGGAGGCGCTGGCCGAGGGGTTCCTGCGGGACGTGCTGGCGCAGATCGGGGAGATGGTCTACCAGGCGGCCGGGGATGTGCTGGGCAGCCTGGCCCGCAACGGCCGGCTGACCGGGAGCAGCGCCCGTCAGCTCGAGAACCTGGCGCGGCAGGAGCCATTGCTGACCTTCGCCGACGACCCGGAGATGGCAGCGATCGTCGGGCAGGTGAAGCGGATCGTGGACACGCCGGCCGAGGCGCGGGAGGCGGGGGAGATCGCCAGGGTGCTGCGGGCGGTGGCGGTGCTGGCCCGGCGGCAACTGATCGACCTGGGCCGGGACGTGGACAGCCTGCGGGAGTTGGGCGTGCCCGACCGGCCAAGCGAGGCCGCGGTGCGGGAGGCGCGGGACCTGCTGCTGCCGGCCTCGGCGCAGATGACGCTCGACCAGGCGGAGATGGGCGAGCTCGACCCCGGCGCGATCGTGGCTCCCGATCTGGAGCAGGAGGATCGGGACCTGGGGTGAGCCGTTGGGAGAACAGGCGGTGCGGCCCCGGAGCGCGATCGGCGCGTCGCACCCGGCCGCGGGGTCGGGTGAGGATTGAAACCGGTGGAGGGGGTGGCGTGCGCCAGTGCAGGGACGTCGCACCCGGCCGCGGGGTCGGGTGAGGATTGAAACGCCAGCCCGCGGATGGCTGCCTCCCCGAGCTTGAGTCGCACCCGGCCGCGGGGTCGGGTGAGGATTGAAACAAACCCTGAGATCGCGTCATTGATGCCTTTGCCGCCGACTGTCGCACCCGGCCGCGGGGTCGGGTGAGGATTGAAACGGCCTTGATACCCCGGATGGCGGTATCGAAGCCCGTCGCACCCGGCCGCGGGGTCGGGTGAGGATTGAAACGGCGGCGAACTGGGTGCCGTAGCCGAGCGCCGCCAGGTCGCACCCGGCCGCGGGGTCGGGTGAGGATTGAAACCAGACCCGCCGGCGCGCCCGCGGCCC